TGGTTGCCGGCGCGTTCACCACGCTCAGATTGCTGGGAGCGATGTAGGGTCCGCCGCGCGGGTTGGTGCCCACGGCGAGAATCACGCCCACGTTTGGCGCGCCGACCGCTCCAACGGTGAGGGTCTGCAGTCCGACATCCTCGCCCGCGATCGTCGCGGTGCCGGCTTTCAAGGCGACCGGATCGCCCACGTAGTAGGCGTTGGTGTCGCCTGAGTCGATGTGATACACCCGGCCACGTCCGTCCCAGTCCGCACCGCTGAGATACTTCACAGGCGTAAGGCCGGAGACCTTATTTGTGTTGGCCACTTTTCAAGTCTCCTAGTTAAAAGTTGAAATGCTCATACCTTGCCTTTGCGGGCCGGTCGGTTGAATAACGGCTTCGCTATGCCTGTGCGTTCCTGATCGACATACCTGTTGCGCGCGTCGGGCCCCTGCGCGCTCTGGCCGGCGATTTTCTCGCCCCTGAAAATCTGCGCGAGCATGCCGATGTTATGCTGCTCAAGCGCTTTCTGATCTGCGTTCCACCACTCCAACTTGATCTTCATCAAGTACTGCATCTCGGGCTTACCGCCGCCAGAATTCTTGTTGCCGATGATCGAAATGTTCGTGCCCATGTCGGCATTGCCGCCCTCAATGCCGGAGCCGATGCCCATCGGATTCAACTGAACCTCGTCGGCCTTGACCATCTCGTAGCCGCCCTGGAAAGCCGCTGGCACGTTCTCTTCCAGCATCCAATGCGTGTGATAGCCGGGGATGTCGGGATGCTGCAGTTTCAGCCGCGGCGCCGACATCGGAATGCGTTGGAACTCGCTGCGATCGGTGCGCGAGACTTCAACTGCTGGCTTGGTGCCCGGATTTGGTGATGCCATCGATCTACTCCTCACGCACTCTCGAAGTACTTGTTTGCGAAATGCTGCCGGTATGCATTCAGATCCTTGAACGCAGGGCCGGGGATCTTCATACTGGCCGCGAGCCGGTCGCAGTTGGCGCGTACGTCCGATGGCAGGTCGGTGTAGCGCTTGCCTGATGCGCCGCCGCCACCACCGCCGGACGAGCGGCCAGCTTCGACTTTGGACGGATCTTCGCGTGGCGAGGAAGCTGGCGGCAGGATGCGCAATACTTCCTTTGAAACAGCATCGAAGAAATCTTTACCCTGAAGCGTATTGCCTTTGCCGCGCAGCTTCCCACCGATAGCAACAGCAAGCGCTGTTCTGTCCTCGTCCACGCCGTACCACGGGTTCTCCGCGATCCATTCCTTCCACTCCGGGGACTGCGATGCATCCTGTGGCGGCTTCCTCTCTTCTGTCTTGGTCGTCGTGGTCTCTGCCTTTTTGATCGCTGCCTCGTGTTCGTCGATCTGCGTCTGAATCTTGACCGCTGTGTCCACGTCGCCGTCCTTGCGGGCCGTCTCCAGTGCGGTCAACAGTTCTACCTTGGTTGCCTTTGCCTCTTTGCGCGATGCGGCGGTGTTGATCTCCAGCAGTTGCGCTATCTGATCGTTCGATTCCTTGATCAGACGCTTGTTCTCGGCATCGCTTGCCTTGAGCGTTGCTATCTCGCTTGTCAGCTTCCTGTTGTTTGCCTTAAGAATCGGTAAGAAATCTTCTCCCCGCTTGACGAAGGCCTCAGCGTCGGTCCACCGCTCCGGATCGCCCTTGAATTGGTCCTTTGGCAACCAACCCATATCGAACGCTGCCTTTTCGATTGCCGACATTTCCTCGCTCATGCTTCCTCCTCAACACCTACGAAGATGTCGCGGTCATTGACCATGCGATACGCTTCGCCGTCCGCTGTCCCCTGAACCATCACGCCTGCGAACTTGGCGATGATCACGTGATCACCAACCTTCGCTCGCGGCTTGGGCTCGTCGTGCCACGCCCACGGGCCGATCTCGATCACGACGCCGCGATCCTGGAACAGCGCCAAACGCTGCTTCACCGTGTCGGGTATCGCAATCAACGTAGTCTTGATCTCCGTTTCGTAGGGCTTAATCAGCACCGCCAGTCCCAGTGGCTTGAGGCCCGATTGGTTCACCGTCTTCCTCATCTGATCCATTTAACGTTGCCTCCAATTTCTCGAAATCCAAATCCAACAATCCCTCGTAGGCGTGATACTCCCCTCGCGCGCTGAAGGTCGCTGCCTGTGTGACGTTGGGATCCTCACTATTGAAGACTCCCGCCGCCCATTGCGCCTTGAGCGCCTCCTGCGCCATTCGCAGATACCGGAATAGCTCCCGCGTGGGCCGCTCCGCCTTCCATGTCTTGAATTCCTGCTCCGTTAGACTTGTCCTCACCTTCGCCTCCGCTCAATTCCTGCATGCGCTCATTCAACATTCCTACGTGCTCGTGAAGGGCCGAGATAACGCTCTCGTAAGCCTTGAGTTGAAGGGCGGCGTGTTCGGATTGCACGCCGGCTAGAAGCGCGATCGTTTCCGCCTCTAGCTTACGAATCTCGGCCAAACTCTTTTTCTGATCGGCCTGTAGCTGCGTGACCAATTCCCATTTCTTGTACTGCAGATCCATCTGCTTGGCCTGCAGCTTGAGGTTCTCCACGGCCATCTTCGGATTTGGCAGCGGCGGTACCTTGTCAGCGCCGGGATAGAACTTATCTACTTCCTCCACTCCCATCGCGCGCAGAAAGTTGCGCTCGACCTCCTGCACGTCGTATCCAGGCACCTGCATCGCGGCTGTTCGGATCGCGCCGGCCAGCATCATGCGTGTGGCCTTGGAGACGATGTTCGGATCAGCGACCGGGACCACCTGATCGGCGTTGTCCTTGTAGTCCTCGCGCAGCGCAAAGGCGCCCTTGGTGCCGTAGATCTGCTTAATCGGCAGGTACCGCCCGTTCAACTGGTGCAACTTCTTGAATTCTTCCTTCATCGAGCGCCACACGCGCTTGAAGATCATCGAGAACACCTGCATGCCCTGCTCGGTGGTGTTGCGACTGGTCTCCGCGGGCGTATTCTGGCCGGGGTTCTCCCCGACCATCTGATCCACCGTGCCGGCCAGGCGATCGGTGTACTGAATCAATAGTTCGATGAGCTGGTACATCACTCCAGAGGGCTCTACCTCCGGTTTCTCGACGATGCTCTTGCGCAGGTCATCTCCAGTGGAGTCAACGCGCTTCCACTCGTAGGGAGCGAAGGTGTAGACGCCTCCGCGAATCTTGGCGCCGCGGCCAAGAAAGCCGCCGCCAGTGGTCTGCATCGTGCCGGCATCGAACATCTGATTGATGCCGGTGTTGACGCCTTCATTCAGCGGACCGATCAGCACGCCGAACCCAACGTCGTAGATGCCGCCGTCTGGAGCAGGGATGAATGAGTACTTGGTGAAGTACTCGGTCGGCTTGATGCGGATGATCTTGCGATTTTCGTTGCGCATCACATCCTCTTCGCTCTCCCAGCGCGCGACCAGGCGCAGCAGATTGTGGGAGCCCTCCTCAATGGTGGCTATGTACGGCTCGGCATAGCCGTCGCCGTCCAGATCGAGCAGTCGGTGCTGCTCAAGAGTCTTGAACGGCGTGTCCTCGTCGGACTGTGGCTGCACGATGCCTTGACGATTGTCGTGTTTGTTATTCGGCTCCTCTACAGTTGGCGATGGAGCTGAGTTGAACCACGACTCATCGCGCACGTCGCAGAACACGCCAGACATGCAGCGCTCGTAAATCTCGTTGCGGTACAGGGGCACAACGTGGGTTTTTCTGGCGGCGGCTTCAACGGACTTCGCGTAATAGTCAATGATGAGATCCCGAGCCATAACCAGCTCACTCACGTTGTGCCCGAGTGAGGGTGAAAAGTAACTCTTTACGAAATTGGTTCCGACGATCGCCAGATTGATCAGCAAACGATCATGTTGCTCCTCCCACGCTGCATCTTCTTCGAGTACCTGCCAGCTCATGTGACTGGCGATACGCTTGGCCTTTTCGCGCAGCATCCCCTGCGGGTCCTCGCCGATCACTCGATAGCGCACGACATCGGTACCTTGAATGATGGCCGGGTACGCGCGCGCGGAGAACTGCAGCGAGGCAATCGTGATCAGCGGAAAGATGATGTTCGAGCACTGTGGCCAGGGGAAGTTCTTGTCTTGTTGAATCTGCATCGCAAGATTCATGCCGGCTTCCGAACGTCTCTCCCACTTCATGCGCGACTGCCGGTCGCGCTGGTAGCCATCCCACACGAGCTGGCCGATGGTCGTGCGGTCGGCGTCATCAAAGCGATTGCACAGGTTCGGCGCCTTGGCAACGTCCTCGTTGATCGTAATGTTCTTGTTGAGGCTCAGGAATTGCATTTAGGCGGCGTTCTCGCATTGTTTGCAGACGCGCTCATGACGTGACTTCTTACGGCTCCAGCCCCAACCTTTCGACACGATGCGTCCGCACGCGGTCAGACCTTCGCTGTGTGTCGTACCAAACATGATGTGCGCCACCTTGCAGAGCGGCCCACTCACGTAAAAGAAACGCCTAGTACCCCGTGTGCGTTGAACGCCCATCGCCGCCTCCTCTCAACTGCGTCGAGCGGCCACGCCAGTCGCGCTCCTGATCGGTCTCTAAGTCTTCCTCATCGACATCGGCGCGATGATCCTCAAGGCCCTTCGACAGGATCGCCGCCGAGTCGAACTGATCGTCCAGCACGGCCTCAGCATTGCCGGTGAACTTGAGTAGTTCGTCCTCGAAGCCCGGATACCACTCTGCTTTCTTGTCGAATCGGCACCCGCGCGCTCGCATGCGCTTCTGTAGCGAGCGACCGCGAGTCTTCTTGTCCTTGATCGGCAGAATGGCGGTGATCGGCAGCCACACATCGCGCTTCTGCATCTCGCGCTCAAGAATCGGCTGTATCGCCTTCCAGATCACGCCGTCCTCGACGAAAAACATGTCGGGACTCCAAGCGGCGTTGACCGAGAAGAACTCCTCGATGATCTCCGCGATGTCCCAGCGCCCGACGCGTTGATCGACGTGATGCAGCAGATTGTTGATGTCCTTGCCGCCGATGGTTAATGAGGTGCGGTTGGCGGTGTCGAGTTTTGAGACCGCGAAGTCCACGCCGACCGAGAAAATCTTGCTGGTCTCGTAGTCGTCCTCGCTCATCTCCACGAAGTCATCGCGGCGCAGGTACGCCTCGTCGTTGTCGCGCGGATCGTTGATGTACTCCTGAGAGTAGCCGGCGGAGTCGCCGTCCTTGATGAAGCCCTCGCGGATCTTCATCAGGCGCTCAACCGGGAATTTCTCCGGCCACAGGATGTCCTCGAACTCGCTGAACGAGCGGTGCGCCTTGTACAGGCGCGACTTCCACTCCGAGTTTTTCATCAGCCGATTGAGCAGACTGTCGTCTTGCAGAATCGTGCCGTGCACGCGGATCTTGCCGCCGTCACGCAGCGCCTGTACGCACGCTCGAAAGAACCAGCGGCGAAACTTGGCCCGCCGGTCCTTGTTCTCTACCTGCTCGTCGTCCTCAAGGTCATCGCAGATGATCAGGCCAGGGCGCTTGCCGTGCCACTTGCGCCCGCGGATCTTCTGTTCGGCGCCGCGCGCGAGGAATCGAAACTGGTAGCCGTCGTGACACTCGACGATGATGTCGGTCTTCTGATCGACCGCGAAGTGACTGATCTTGAAGTCGCGGATCAACTCCTCGTTGTCGCGCAACTCGTTGGCGATGTCGTTCAAATGCTCGATCGCCATTTCTTCAGATGCGCTCACGATCAGGATGTACTGCTCGGAGCGAAACAGCGCCGATGCCAGTCCGTAGTCGTGCGTCAGAGCCGTTGACTTCGCATGATTGCGCGGCGCCGCGATGGCGGCCTGCGGCTCATCGGAGCAATACAGAGCCCACGCTTCGCGATGAAACTCAGGCGTGGGCTGCGGCGAGTCGTACCGCGGCGAGAGGTACACGCCAGACAGTGACTCGACGAGTTGCGCGGTGAGTTTCATATCACCCCGGCAGATCCGGTTCGATCGCAAGGAACGCCGACTGCTCGATGATGTTTTGAAAATTGGTCAAGGCCGTGCACAAAAGTTCGTACATCACGCCGACCACACCCCCGGTAACTTCCTGTGTACAGACGGGACTGTTCACTGAGGTGCCCCCAAGGATCATCGAAGAAGCATTCGGATCTACCCCGGTGTACACGCTGCAGGCCGTGAAGGCGCTGACGATCACTTCGCCAGGACTCAGCGATGACAAGAAATTGAATGGCTCCGGGATCGTCTCGCCGGCCTTCTTCGGATTGAGGATCACGCGCCCTCCAGGGATGGTGGTGCCTTGACCGGTCCCCGGCGGCGTCGGCGGCACCACCGGCGGGGGGATTCCGCGAATGATGCGACCGACGTCCGCCAGAAAACTGTGGTCGATGACATCAATGCTGCCGATGCGGTTGTAGAAGACGTTCGTTATGAAAGGCGTGGTCGGTGTTGGAGGAAATCCGGCCGGCAGCAACTCGTTGTAAAACTCGCTCGACAGATCGTAGACGTTCGACTTCGGCTGAAGCTGCGAGGTGTCCTGCTGGACGACGAACGGCTTGGTTGTTGCAACCGCAGGTATCCCGCGAATGAGTGTGTTGGGCTGCTGCTCAGCGAATACCTGAAGCTTGCGAGTCGGGACCGGCATTAGCAGTGCCGGGCGGGTCGTGATCGCCGCAACAGTTGTAGGGATGTACGTGACAACGTACATGTCTGCCGTCGTATACGGTTTGATCGTCGGCAGGTCAGGCTCTACCAGTCCAGCGAATGGACGGGTAGTTGACTGGATCAGGGTCTTGCCGATCAGATTCGGGATCGGATCGATGCGCAACTGGTACTTGATCTCAGGTGCGTTGCGCTGGATCTCAGTGTTGACGGATTGGATTCCAGGGATCTGAACGAACGCGGTCTGCGCGTTTATGCCGAGCAGCAGATTGTTGACGAACTGGTCTGCTACCACCGAATACTTCAGCGGCGGCGCGCTATCTGATTGCTGTGTGTGCCCTGGAGCGGTCCCCGCTGGGATCCCGGCGGAGTTGTTGATGAACTGATCGGCGACTACCGGCGCCTTGATCGCCGGGGCGCTCGCATACAACTGCGAGCCTTTGGGCAGATTCGCGGGGATACCGAACAGCACATTGTTGACGAACTGATCAGCAACGACAGGTGCCTTGATCGCCGGGGCGCTTTCAGCTCGTTGCATCCCGACTGGAACAACTGCCAGAGCAAGCAGGCCGATCAGGATATTGGGGATGTAGTCAGGTGTGCTGATGCGTCCGGCAATCGGAGCATTGAAGATCAGCGGCGATCGCAGTTGAGGAGCTGGCTGCCCGTTATTCTCCTGTGCCCCTTGGCGCAGGGAGAATGGCAGGCCGCCGCGTGGTGTGAAAGGAAACGCCATGTCAGAGTGTCTGCGTCGAAGTCAGGATGCTCATGTTCATCTGCAGAAGCTGGCAACTCCCGGTGGCAACTGTCTGCGTGAAGTACAAGTCCAGTAGATTGCTGATCGTGAAGTTGATTGCGGCCGATGCGGTTGATCCGCCCGTCGCCGTGCCGCTGTAAGGCACCACCTGCCCGCCGGGCCCGGGCCCAGTAGCAGGAAGAGCGCTGTTGATGTTGGCCGAAGACGTAAATAATCCCGTCCAGGTCAGCACGCCAGCCGTGCCAGTCGTGGTTACGGTGCCTGTTAGATCCAAGATCCAAGGCGTATTGGTCTGAGCCACGATGTTCAGCGGCATCGCCTGCGTATCCATCACCGCAGCGGTTGCGATGGCTACGTCAAAGCGAGCGGTGCCGGGCGTCGTGACGGCGCATGAGATGATGCCCGTCGCATAGACTCGCAACTGATCGCCCAGATACTTCAGAGCGTTTCCGGGAAGCGTGTAGCGAGACTGCGTGGCCCCAGTGCCTTGCGTCATCGAAGCGCGGGCCGCAGCGGTCAGCGCAGTGCCAGCGACCTGCAGCGTAGACAGCGTTTGCCAGAAGCCCTGTGCCATTTACGTGCTCCTTGCGCCCTAGACAATCTCGTAAATGCAGTGTCCAGAAACAGGCCCTGCAACGTTCCCAGTGAATGCCGAATAGGACACCTCGCCCAGCGATGCGGTATTGCCAATCACAGTGATCTCCTCACCCTGTCGCGCCTGCCAGCGAACCAAACCGCCGTACGCGTTGAATGAGTGTGCGATCAACAGGCCCAACGCGGTGCTGCGCGTCGGATTGGTGGTGGCAGCGTTACCGAAGGTAGGTAACGTACCCGGTGCGGTCGCGGTTGCATCCATTGCGGCGTTGAAGTTGCCGGTGATCGCCGTCACGCCGACTGTTGAATCGCGCCCCAAGCGAAGAATCTGCACAGCGGATGCCGCGGTGGCTTCGCCTCCGGCCTGCACTTCGTTGATCTTCAACTGCTGCGTGGACGAGCCGCCCTGCAAAAAGAATGGATACCCGCTGGAGGTGAGCGTCGTCCCGCTAGCTGTACCGCCTGAAGTGGTGGTGGTGGACGAGAACCCAAGGGAATAACGAGCCATGTTGAACTCCTACGGAAAGATGAGTGATGGTTGATTTGGCTCTCGCGCATCGCGCGCGTTGAGCAACACGACCGACTGCGCCGGTCTCATGCCTTTGATGAAGATGGCCTCGTGTGCCTCGGCCGGTGAGACCCCTTTGTCAACTGCCTCTAGATAGTCCGAGCACTTCGCCTTGAACGGGTAACACGCCTTGCCTAAAAACTTCTCCGCCTCGCACTCATCACACAGATAGTGCTGACAGTGCATACAGAATCCGCGAGCGCGTGAGCGATCTGGATTAAGAATGACTTGGGTCTCGCAGTGATTGCAGGTGACCGTGGCTGATTCCCAAACCGTTTCTTTCTTTCCAGCATCGGCTGGCAGCCCCTGGGCCACCATGATTTCTTCCGGCACTCCCATAGAGCATCGGTGATCGATCAGCATCTCGCCCTCTAATGAGCGCAGCGATCTCATGGGCTGGCCGGTGGCGTCAGATTCAAGGCCATGCTCTGACAGGCCATGTTTACCGTGTAGGTGCTGCCCGATGCTGAGACAGTGGGCACCGCGCTGGCACCGGCACAGGTAAAGATCACCGCGTAGGTGGGAGAGGCGTTGGTGTTGACCGAGACGGGGGATGAAAGAGCGCTCACCACGCACCCCGTGGCGCAGCTCCATGCGCTCATCGAGTAGTAACAACTACCGGTACACAGCCCTGGAGCGAAACTGTAAGAATTCATCGCCCCGGGATGTAACTGCGAGCCGTTCACCGTGGGCGTCACGGTGTTGAGCGTGGGCAGTGCGGCGGGGCTTGCGGCCTGATAGATGTTGTAGCCCTGAGCCCCTGGCACCGCGCTCCAAGTGAGTGTCACGGCGCCGGAAGCGACGCTGGCCGTAAGATTGGTGGGCGCATCGAGTGCGAAGCTCACCGGTGAGAGGGTCGTCAAAAGCAGTAGTGCGAGTGTTTTCACGTCAAGATTTGTCCCATGAGAGTGATAGGTGGAACCGGCTGACTCCACGCCCCGCCGATGGAGACTTGTGGATTGCTGCCGTTGACGGTGGTCCATTGACCGGCGATGGAGGCCGCGGTCAATTGCTGCTGGATCAGATAGCCGAAATTGGCCTTGATGTTGCTCCAGATACCGCCGATCGCAGTCCAACCAGCAGCCGCGCTCACGCCGGCGGCTCCTGATGTAGTGATCGTGACGGCGTTCACCAGCGCCAACTGAGAACTGAAAGTGCCCGTCCCGGTCACAATCGCTCCGGCACCGGTGCCGGGGGCGCTCTGATAGTTTCCGGCAAGGGAGGCGAGTTGCCCGCCCGTGTTGGGGACTTCTATGGCCAGCACCGCCAGAGCGTTCAGTGAGGTGCCGAAATTAGCCGTCACCGTGTAACTGCCGGCACTGACCGGACCTGTGATGTAGCGGGCCAGGCCCTCAATGTTTACCGTGTCGAGTGCTGAGCTTTGCAGTGTATAGGTGTTGGTGCCATCGGTGGGCGCATTGAAATTGGTGGTGTTGGTGCCACCGGCCACATACACCTCGATCCAAGAGCCGCTCGCTACCACAAGTGGGGCGGTAGTTGCGATGGAACTCGCACTGGCTGCCTGAGATCCTTGCTGAAAGTTCATTTGAATCTGACCACTTCAGTAGGACGGCGCCGTGCCGGCCGGGATCACGAATCCAGGAGGGCCCCAGCCACCCACGATCGGTGGAAAGTCCAGTGGCGAGTTGAAGGCCGGGCTGCCGCTCTGCAATTGGTACAGATCGTTGGCCGTGTTGAACAGCGGATTTGTACCGGTGATCGGGCTGGAGTCACTGGCCACGTTGCCGACACCGTTGGCCTGGCCCCCGCCGTAGTTGAAGTACAGATTGTTGGCGATTGAGTAGTGCGAGGCGGTGCTGTCGTGGCTCACGACATAAGTGAAATCCCCGCTGACGCTGGTCGACGGCCCGCTCGCCGTGGCCCCTGAATAGTTGCCGATGACGATATTGCCGCTGAAGACATTGTTGACCTGGGAAGGAGCGGATTGGAACCAGAAGCCGGCGACGACCTCGCCCGTCGCTCCCAGATCGATGATGTTGCCGGTGAACTGGTTGTTGTAGCCATTGGTGATCATCGCGGTCCCAATGGCGCTCTTCGCCGCATCGGGCGGTCCCATCACGTTGCCGCGCACGATGAAGCCGTTGCAGCCCTGATCCAAATAGATCGCGTGGTCCTGACCTCCGGACTCGACACTCAAGTTGCCGTAGTCGCGGATGAAATTGTTTTCGATGATGTTCGGGTTATTACTCGGCGGCACGTAGTTGTTGAAGATCTGGTTATAGATCGCCCCGCCGTCGGAGATGCCCTGCACGCAGCGCAGGCACACGTTGCCTGAGATCAGCAGCCCCTGCGCCTGAAGTCCTGACTGGAAGGCGTTGCAGGCAAAGCCCATGCTCACGCAGTCGTGGATGTAGTTATTGATGAAGGAGCAGTTGACGTGCCCGTTCCATCCGGCCATGTCGGAGAAGCCGTTGCCTCCGGCGGCGTGACTGAACCCGATATCGCACCACTTGACCAGGATGTTGGTGACATTGGTCGAGCCATCGCTATGCGAGAACGCGAAGTCGTGGCAGTTCTGCAGTTTCAACCCGATGAAGCTGACGTTCGCGGTGCTGGCGTTGAGATAGATCAGGTTGATCCAGCTACTGCCGCTGGTGCCATCGATCACCGCGGTATTGACCCCATCGGGTGGGTAATATGACCAGGTCGTGCCGTTGTCGGCCGTGGTGATCTGCAGTCCCGCGGCCGTGCCATCCGGTCCCGTGCTCGTGGTCGACCAGTTGTAGGAGCCGGCGCGGATATAGGTAGTGGTGATGGCCCCGGCACTCGCGCGCATCGCGCTTTGCGCCTTGGTGAATGTCAGGAAAGGCGCTGCCAGTGTGCCGGGGTTTGAATCACTGCCGGAGGAGGAGACGTAAAATGCCGGCCCCAGCGGCGGTGGCTGAGGCGGCAGCGGTGGGGCCGGCGGCAGACTCGAATTGACCGTCAGAATGGTCGGCACCTTTACGCCACCCCACCCTGGCGATGGCGCTGGCGGATCGGACACTCATCGGTCGGCTCTTTCTGCCCCGTCCACGGACTCACACTCGCCGGATTGAAGTCGTTGAATCTCTGCCCGTCGCTCGTCCGGCCGCGCGGGCGGCGCGTGCCGATGTCGGCGTTGTCCTTACTGGAGCGTTTCGGCCGTGACTGTGACTGACTTCGCTTCACTGAACTCTCCTTCGGTGATCTGTGCGCCTGCGCACCGCCGTGGCGTCTGCGCCGCGGCCGTCTTGCGCTCCAGCAGCCCCACCAAGCGCTCCCCCATGCGCTCCAGGTGCTCGAGCATCTCGTCCGCTGGCGTCACGGGTCGGTGATCCCCTCCGATGCCCAGCCCCTTCATGCACAGTTCGAGCGTCTTGACCGCGAGGTTGTCGCTCACCACGCCCTTGAATCTCTTCTCAATGACGTCGATCGCGGCGTTCATCAACGTGCTCAGGCGCTCGTGCGCGGCGGCCTCGCCCGCCAGCGCCAGCGCGAACTCCTCGGAGATCAGCACCTCATTCACGCGCTGCGCCGATACCCCAACCACCTCGCCTAACTGCGCGTAATTGGCACGCGGATTGGCCTTCACGGCCAGCACGAGTTGTCTGGTGAGATCGGTGCTCACGCCCGTGCCGTGTCATTGGTAGTCGCCACTTCGCGCCCGCCCTGTCAGTCGCCGCCTACGACGGTGTGGCTACGCGTATGAGTAAGCAGTGCGCCGAGCGTCAAATTTTCCGCTCGCAATGCAGAAAAAATCGGTTACGTCAAGGGTAGAAGTTCGAACTTCTGCGCACGGTCGGGGGCTGGTTTATTGAAAGCTTAAAGAAAGTTTCGTGCATCTATCTAAATTCTTGCCATGCAACGTATCTAGGCAGTTATCTCGCCGGATACTTGTTGTTGCGGTTTTATCTTAATTTGTTGCACTGCGGAGCGAGTTTTTGGGTCGAGCGCGGGGTGGGTGGCAGGCTCATCGCTCTGCCATTCGACTTTTCCCCCTACCCGGCCAAAATCTTGCTGTTCAGCAACATAAATAAACTATCAATGGCTTGCGGCTGTAAGGACATACAGTATATGCAATGTAAATCAATGGCTTATAAGTTCATGTCACGATAAGCATCCATTATCAGTGGTTGAACTGACCTCGATTCCGTTACGACACCTCAGTCGTAACGCCAGCGAGGTCGTAGACACGCAAGTCTTTGATTACTACCACTTGTTACAACGTTACAACCGTTACAACACATACACCCCTATATATAGGCGCGCATAGGTGCAGTGCAGCATACGTATATACGTAACGGCAGAAGAAAACTCTTCAAAAGGTCGTACATGTCGTAACGTCGTAACAGACGTTAATAATCAATCGGTTAGCTAGTTACGACAACTCGTAGCATCGTGGCGATGGCACGCAGTGCGTTGTTACGAGCGCTCTGCGCTGCCTGTGGCGATGGAAGCAAACTTTTCCCGATGGAGTTGCACCTAGGAGCTTGCACTTGGGGATTTAGTCTAGAATCTCCGTGACATGTATGTAATCCACTGAACGTTAATGGAATTATCTTATGAATGTTCCACGACTTGTTCCACGATTCGATCATCGAAGGTTCGACTCAACTAGCGCCGATAGATCCGACGAACCCCGCTGTCGATGCGCTCTACTTTGCAGGCGAGCCCAAGGCCTTTGAGGCAATTGGAGATTCGCATCTGTTCGGCGCGTCCGACATCAGACAAGCGCATCTTGAGGCCCATCACGGCCACATCGGTTACGGTCACTTCGCTGCGCATAGCGACGAAGGCCTCGATGCGCTCGTGCCAGGGATCGATTTGCACGCGCTGCTGCTGCTCGCGTCGAGTGTGCTCTTCTGGCATCTCGTGCCACGTGGCACCTTGATTGAATGAGGCCACTGCCTCGGCGAACAACTGCTCGCGCGCATCACTCAGAGCTGCGGGCTCCATGTGCGTACAGCGCAGCGGCCAGTAGCGCCTGATTCCGCGCGAGTCCTGCAGATACTCATCATCCTCGCTGGTCGCGGCGAATACGCAGGTGCGGGCGTGATCGCTCGCGTGGCGTCCGTAGCTGGCGCGATAGCTGTCGTATCGAGTGGTGATGGCGCTGATGATCTGCGAGTGCTCGCGCCGGCCGAAGCCGACCATATCGGGGATCTCGATGAGCCACGCGCCCTGGATGACTTCGAAGAACTCTTTCGAGCCGAAGGCCTGGGGGGCTGCCTTGTACCAGGCGCCGCCGAGTATTTCGAGCGAGTGCGTCTTGCCGCGCCCCATCTTCCCCTCGAGCACGGGCATGTGATCAACCTTGCAGCCTGGTCTGAAGGCGCGAGCGACCATCGAGATCAGCCAGTTGCGTCCAATGGCTTGAGAATAATCATCGAGCGGGGCGCCCAGATAATCGTGGATCCAGTGCTGCAGGCGCGCGGTGCCATCCCACTTCAGCGACTCAAGCCACTGCGTGAGAGGGTTGCGGCGGCGCTGAAACGCGACGGCGTGAATGGCGTGTAAGGCGGTCTGAAGTCCGAGCTTGGGAATCTTCAGGGCCTGTTGCAGCCAGATGCACACCTGCAGATCCTCGGCATCGGTCCAGGGCTTATCCACCCCGCCGATGGTCTGCATGACCTTGCCGCGAAAATCGTCGAACCAGATGCGATCTTTGATCTGCGGATGGGCTGAGAGGATCGCCGCCGCATTGGCGATGGTAGGGTGTGGGATTCCGCGATGATCGCAGTCGAGTTCCAGCAGCTGCCACGCCTCGTTCGCCGACATGGGGGCTGAGGCCGTGGCAGTCACCGGGCGCTGCGGGTTGACGGCGTGGTCCTCTAGCCAACGGCCGGTGTGCTTTGAATCCCAGTCCTCGAACTGTGCTTCGGCGGGCGTGCGTACCTGCGCATCGGTTGGACAATCGATCACGCGCACCTTGCAGCCGTTGGAGAGCAACTGCGCTGCGATGAGGGCGACGATCTCGCGCTCGTCGGGTGCGAGCCAGACATCAACCTGGCGATTGGCCAGCAGCGCCCAGTCGTGATGAGCGGGATCGGATGCGCCAAGCACGACGTAGGTGCCTAGCAGCGCGGTTGCGGCCTCGAATGACAGTGGCGAGACGATCAGCGCCCGCGCGAGCGCCGGGGCGGAAGAGAGGCGCTCAGCGCCGAGCAGAGGGGCGGTCGAGCCATTGGGCTTATTGGGCTTGCCTCGGCGCTCCAGCGGCTCGCTGGGGGCTGTGTCAGGGGTGGGTGTCACAGGTGCAGCCTCAAGGCTTCCTGCGCCTCGTAGAGCCACTGCTGCGCTAACTGGAGCGCGGCGGGTGTGAGAGCGGCGTGCTGGAGCAGTGTGGAGAGCGAGTGCAGCGACTCAAGCGCGCGGCGATCGAGTTGCGCCAGGCCTTCGGCGGCGAGGATGTCCCGCACCAATGCCCGATGCATCACGCGAGCGTGACAAGACTGGGACATGAGGCGGGGCGCTGCTCAGGGCTATAACCGCAACCTGCCAGACGGGCGATTGGTCCATTGGTTCAGGTCCAATGGAGTCGGATGCTCGCGTTGAATAATTTTACGCAGCAACGCCAAGGTGCGGATGACTCCGAGAAGTACTCGCCGCATGGCCCTGACCGCCGCGCGAGTGTCGTTGCCCCTAGGAATCTTCATTTTCCGCCTCCTCTTCCTTCTCGTCGTCGATCAGGGTGATAGGTTCGTTGAACCAAGGCTTGATCCATTCGTCCGAGTCGTCGTCAGGGGAGTAGTCGGGCATCATGTTCTGCCAACCCACTGGCGAGCTGCTCGCAAGCGTGGTGCACTCAACGGCGCGTACAGCGCATCCGCTATTTCCTCACTAACAATGACGTACTGAGACGCTCGGATGATTGCGTTCGCGCGCCAGTTGACCTTGGTCGATCGACGACGCTGCGTTCGCATCAAGTAGCGGTGTAGGCGGGTCATGGCGTCACAATCCTCCTCGCATCCTCCACCGAACGCGCAACCCCTGCCCGCCCCCCGGCGGACAGCACCAGATCGATGAAACTCTGCTGCTCAGTGCGCACGCGATCCTTGCCGTATTTGACTTCCATCGCCGTGTAGATCGCGCCCGCCGACCAGCCGCTCAAGTCTGGATATCCTGTCGGGCCCAGCCGCACTGGGTAATAAGGCGAGAGCGTAATCGCAGCGGCCGTGCGCCTGACGATCGCGCCGGCCCACGCCGATCCGGCATTGATCCGAAATAACCGCGTATCGCCGCGGCTGAGCGTGAGCACGATCTCGTTTTGCAGGTCGGTAGCGGTCACTTACGGATGCGTTCGGTCGTACGGCTGATCAACGCGACAGCGCCACTGGCGGCTTCCACAACGACGCTTGGCTTCTTGCGGTAAGAGCGCTCGATCACCGCCCACCCGCCTTGCTTGAGGTCATTCATCACGCGCATGAGCACAAAGTCTTCCAGCAACAGCATTTTGTCTGCCTGATGACTGGTGCTGATCACAATAGTTGTGAACATCGAACTGCCGTTCGACAGTTTCATGGAAAGCTCCATGATCTGTTCCTTCTTGACCGCCATTGTTTGACTCCTTCCTCATTTGCTAGCCGCCCGCCCCGCAAACACGTGCTCCGCCCATCCCGGTCGATAGCCTTTCGATCGCCCGAACTCGCGCAGCTCATCAAGCGACTTGATGCGCCCCTGCTCGCGTCGCGCAGTTTTGCGCTGAATATCGGTGATCTCCACCAGCTCGCCATCTTTCTCGACGACCTTGGATCGGGGAGCTACTTTGAAGGCTGCACCACAATTGCAGCACAGCAGCGCTCGCGATGAAGACGCGGCGAAACACGAAGGGCATACGCGCACGGAGATCGCTGCCTTGCGTTTACGCCGCGTCTCATCGTAGGTCAGCGCCCAGGTGGGCTCATCGATCGGCCGACCGAAGCGCTCGCAGTTGCCCGCATGATCCAGGATCACTGCAAATTCTTTTCCCGGACACGGACGCAGGAGCCGCCCGCACATCTGCCTCCACAGTCCGAGTGATTGCGTGGGACGCAGAATGATCCCGACGTGCGCCCCTGGCAGGTCCACGCCCTCGACGAAGATATCGCACGAGGTGATGACTTGAAGCGCGCCGCGCCTGAAATTGGCGAGCGCCTCGCGCCGCAGTTCGCGATCCATGCCGCCCTTCATCATCAGCGCTCGATACCCGGCTTTACGAAATTGCTGCGCGACATCCGCCGCGTGCTTAATAGACACGCAGAATACTAACGCTGGTTTGCCGTCGGCGTGCTGCTTGTAGTGCCATAGCGCATCGCCTGTCACGGAAGGCTTATTCGAGCGGGCCTCAGTTTCTGATAGTAGATATTCTCCATACTTCGTGTGCAGGCCAGATATGTCGATTGTCGGGGGCGCCCACACTCGCGCCGGCGCCAAGTATTCTGGTGTCAGAGCCTCCACCGTTGGGCCGAGCACCAGTTTGTCGAACATCGTCGCCAGCCCTTCTCCGCTGGCGCGTATCGGTGTCGCAGTCACGCCCAAGCGTTTCGCCGCGCTCCACGCCTTGAAAATTTCTTCCCAACTGCCGGCTCGCGCGTGGTGAGCTTCATCGATCACGACCAAGTCAGGCACCGGCACATCATTCAGACGGCGAACCAGAGTCTGTACTGAGCACAACATCACCGGAGCGCGGCGGCGTGCGTAGCCAGCGGCGATCACATCGCACTCGACTTCCACATCGCTCAGGGCCTGGTGGATCTGGTCAATCAGCTCGATCCGGTGTGCGAGGATCGCTACGACGTTGCCGCGCTGCTGCGCTCCGTGGACGATTGATGAGAAGACGCGGGTCTTACCCGATCCGGTCGGTGCCACCAGGAGCGGCGCCTTGAACTTGTCGCGAAACGCCTGGCGTACAGGCTCGATCATCTGCGTCGTTTGGTAGGGACGCAGGGAAATCATGCCGTCGACCCGGCTCTGACCTCCGAAAAAAGACCGGGTCGCAGCCGTCCGGGTCCAGTGTTCTGCAGGATCGGCGCAGACAAAATTACAAATGGCATGCAAAAAAAGGGCGAAATCATTGCTTTTCCAGCCGATCCAGCCCGTTGATGACTTTCTCCAGCGTGCGAACACGCGGATTGTTCAGTGGCTTGTTTTGCCGCATGAACTGGCTGAGCCACGAATAGGTCACCCCCAGCTTTGGGGCGATCTGCTCACGCGACATAACGGGGGAAAGTGCCGCGATACGCCCTCTTATGTCGCGAATGAGTTGCCCAAGCTCCTGCATCAGGGTCAGTCTATTAGCAATATCTTGTTAATGCAAACCAGCGCTTGGCTCTTTCAGATACCCGCATATTGCTTTGCCCCGACTCTATCGTGGTTCCCATGGCAGGGAAGCAGAACCGCGATGTGGGCGCGATCATCGCGGACAATATTCGCAAGCTACGCAAGGACCGACGATTGAGCCAGACCGAATTAGAGGTCCGTAGCGGGGTCAGTCAGACCATGGTGTCTGCTATAGAGCGCAACATCACCTCCGCCGCCGCTGACACTCTGGAGGCCCTTGCGAAGGCGTTGAACGTCGCGGTCTGGCAGCTCCAGGTAGACGGACTGGCCGACGATCTGATCCTGAGCAACACCCTGCCGGACTTGGTCTACGCCTACCGCGACCTGCCGAAAGAAGATCGCGCTGCAATCGACGCCCTGATCGCCCGCCTCGCCCGTACTCCATAGACGTACTTCTCACTTTGCTGCGGTTGGCAGACTACTAGCAATAAATTGCTTGTGTTCGTCGGCGTGGTGTAGCAATATCTTGCTCATGTCCACAGCAGATCGCATGCATAACCCCATTCCCAGCATGCCTAGCGCGCGCCCGCATGTGTGGAGCGCACCGCAAGCCATCAACGACGCTGAGATCGGCGCGGCGCGGTACCGCAGTCACACGGACGATCGCATCTGGCCATTCGAACCGCTCGATTGGTTCTACATCAATTTTCTCGAAGCGCACTACGCGGCGGGTCTGTCGTGAACGAATCCACCGACCCCAAACCGCTTGAGACCGTGCAGGACTTGAAGCGTCACCTCGCCATGCATCTGCCGCTGACCTCCGGCCAGCTCGAAGCGATTCAACTCGCGCTCGACGCCGCCTACGCGATGGGGCGCGTGTCGGTGCTAGAAGAGGAGGCAGCGTGAGCGTATCGGTGGACTTCGCCTTCATGCTCACGATGGGGGTGTTTGTCATTGTCTGCACTGGCTGGATCATTTACGAATGGCGACGCGACGCGAAGAAATTCCGCCGCGGCCTGCCGAAGCCAGACAAGGCCTGTCAACGCGATCACTATCGTGAATTCAGGGGAAAGGCATGAGCAATCTACTCATCATGACATCCGATCAGTATCACGCCGACCCGGCCCCCCAGGCCTCACTCTCGGCCTCGATCGCAAAGATTCTGATCGAACAGTCGCCGCTGCATGCGATGATGGCGCACCCGCGCCTGAATCCGAATTACGAGCCAGAAGAGGACAGCCGCTTTGATTTAGGATCAGCCGCGCACGCCATGCTGTTGGAGCGCGACGCGACAAAGATCTTGTGGGTCGAGGCGGATGACTGGCGCACCAAGGTGGCAAAAGAGATTCGCGAGGCCGCTCGCGCATGCAAGCTTCTGCCGGTGCTGGCGAAGTATCAGCCAGCGCTGAAAGCAATGGTCTCAAAGGCGCAGGCTTGCGTCGCCGACTCGGAGCTTGCCGGGATCTTCGATCATGGGATGCCGGAGCGCACGATTCTATGGAAGGAAGAAAACGGCGTGTTCTGCCGCGCGCGCTTGGACCTCACCGACATGCACGTCGTGCTCGACTACAAGTCCACCGAGAACGCCGAGCCCGAAGCCTTCATCCGGCAGATCGGACGCATGGCTTATGACGTACAGGCTGAATTTTATACCCGTGGTATGGCGAACATCGGCGAGGACACGCGTTTCGTATTCCTCGCGCAGGAGATCACGCCACCGTATGCCTGCTCACTGATCGCGTTGTCGAATGCGTATCGCGAGATCGGACAGATGAAGGTCGAACGTGCAATTCGCGTGTGGGGCGAGTGCATGGCGGCGCAGAAGTGGCCCGGGTATCCGATGCAGATCCACTACGCCGAGCCAAGCGCGTGGCAGTTGAACGAAATGGCTGGTTACAGCGAGGAGGCGGCGTGAGTTATCTGTACGAAAAACTCCGACCAATTGAGCAGGACGGGCGATTGGGGAAGTACGCGCCAATTATCGAAGCGTTGATTGATCTGGCCGCGAGTCAAGACGCCAATCGCTCCGCACTTAATGTCTTAGTGGATTTGGAAAGACTCACTCATAACCCCGGTGTTAACCGTGATTTCATTGCTCAGTCGGCAGCGGTCTGGAAGCGTGTTCGCGAACTGCTGTTGGTGTCGCGATGACCTATCAAATCAAAGACAGTCTCTCCGTCCAGTTCACCAAGGCTCCCGCCATTGCCATCGCCGGACCCAGCGGGTCCGGCAAGACGGAATCGGCGATGCGCCTCGCCCGCGGCTACTGCGGCAACAGCAAAAAGTTCGTCGTGATTGACACTGAAGAAAAGCGCGCGCTGTACAAGAAGTCGCGCTATCAGCCGTGGGACTGGATCGACTTTCAGCCCCCTTTTGCGCCAGAGAACTACGTCGAAGTGCTGGAGACCGCGAAGGCCTATGCCGCAGTGATCGTCGATAGTGGCTCGCACGAGTACGCCGGCCAAGGCGGACTGCAGGATATCCAGGCCGCTACGCTTGAGCGAATGGCAAAAGGAAACGAGAGCCGCATGGAGGCTCTGACTGCGCCGTCGTGGAAGGATGCCAAGCATCGGCACAAGGCGAAGCTGATGTCGTATCTGATCCGCTATCCGACGCTACTGATCGTGTGCCTGCGCGCGGAGCCGAAGGTGAAGTTCGTCAAGGTCATGAAAGACGGGCGTGAGCGCACTGAGATTGTGGATGCTGGTTACGTGCCCATCTGCGAAAAGATGTTCATGTACGAAATGCTGGTCGGGTGCATGATGACCGCCGACAACGCTGGCGTGCCGATGCACATCAAGCGCCTTGAGCCGGATCTGGAGCCAGTGTTCCTCGCTGGCAAACAGATCGACGAGACGACCGGCCAGCGCCTGGCCGAGTGGTCGAATTCTAAGGCGCTGGCCGAGACTCTCACCAAAGAGCAGGTCGATAAGCTCATCGACGACATGGACGTTGAGACAGCCGAGCAGCTTGAGACGGCCTACGCCGCCGCGCGCGAGGCATGCCGGAAGGTCAATGACCGCGCCTCGCGCGATCGGGTGCGCAAAGTGTACGAGCAGTTCAAGGCCGGGATGACCGAGGGCGAGGTATGAGAGGCAGCGAGCCAAAGCTATCCGCGGGCGAGCGCTTCGAGCTTCGCCTGTATCGAGAATCAGGCATGTCGATCAGGCAGTGCGCCGACTACTTCGATGTGAGCCAGCAGACGGTGTACCGCATTCTGGCCGACTTCCGGGCTCGCATCGGGGTGGAGAAACTGAAGAATCCGCGTCGTGCTCGCGCACATCTGTTCGGTCACGCTGCCCGTAGAAATTTTGCGACCTCTCAATGATAAGCGACACTCGCTATAGCTTTTAGCGGTCAAAACGACCTCAATATGTTGATCTTTCTCAATATACCTTATGCGAAGCAAAAAGTTGGTATTCTATGACCAATGAGAGGTCAATATTTACTCCAGTCCGCCAAGGAGATAGCTCGTATCTGCGGGGTGGATCTGAGCACCGCGCGAAGATGGCGCCGGGGGGCAATATGCCCGCCCCGGTATGCGCTCGCCATGCTCACCGGAGATCTGGGAGTTTTCTCAGATTATTGGAGGGGTTGGAGCATTCGCGGGGAGCACATCGTCAGCCCAGAACAGTGGCTGATCCGGCGCAACGACGCCCTGGCGGTCTCGCTGATGCATGCCCAGATAGCAGCCCTCAAGCGCGAGCTGCGCGAGACCAAAGCCTCCCTGGAAGCCGCCAAGAGCGGCATGGAAGAGCAGCCCACTCCCGGAGAATGGGATGTACAGGTCGGCTGAGAGGTCGCACTGTAAAATATTTCAGCCCGTCCCCTCTATCCGTAAGTCAGTCGCGTCGCCTCTCAGGGCAGCATTAGCGAAAGGCGCATGTTGCGCGATGAGGTGCTCAGATGAAAATTCACTGGAAAGATATTCCCTGGAAAGAGTGGCTGGTGCTGATTGTCTTCGTGGCCGCTGCGGCCTGGATCGACGCGCATCACACCAAGCCCACTCCCGAAGAGGCCTGCCGCTTCACGTGGCAGCCGTCGTGTCTGAAGGCTCCGGCCCCTAACCCACCGGGATAACCCATAGGGAGTTGACAGATGAATCTATGGATACTGGTCACATTTTTGCTGCTGCTCTCGGCGGCGCTGTGCGCCCTGAAGTCAGCGGGCAAGGTGCGCTTGGGCTGGTTCTGGTGTGTGCTGCCCGGGGCGATACCTATCGTGATCGCTGCGGGGCTGGGGATCTGCGCCGCCATTCTTTATTCGGGCTGAGTCAGGGTTGGCCACAGAAACGGAGCAACTGAAGTGAGAGGTTTTGCAGCGATTGGATTGGTGAACCCGAAGTGCCGAGAGAACGTCGGCAGTGTCCTGCGCGCGGCAGGCTGCTACGAGGCGTCGCTGGTCGTTATCTCCGGCAGGCGCCCGGATCACTATATGGGACGCATCAATACAGACACACAGAAGGCTTACAGGAACATCCCGACATTGAGGGTGCCTGACGTATTCGACGCGATTCCGTTCGACTGTGTGCCCGTGTGCGTCGAGCTGCTGGAGGAATCTAGGAGCCTTGTCAACTTCGTTCACCCGGAGCGCGCGTTCTACATCTTTGGCCCGGAAGACGGGACATTGGGAAAGGCTATCACCGACCGTTGCAAGGTCTGCATCCAGGTGCCAACGCGGTTCTGCATGAATCTGGCCGCAACGGCGAATGTCGTGCTCTACGACCGACTGGCGAAACAAATTCGGGAATCGTCTAGCGGTAGGACATCGGCCTTTGGCGCCGGCAACGCAGGTTCGATCCCTGCTTCCCGAACCATTGCGGCCTAAGCATCATCTTCCCAAAGAACAGAGGACGAAATGAAAGACGAAGACAGGCAACTGATCGAACAAATCCTGAATGCAGCCGGTACGGCTGGTATCCAGGGTTTCCATTATATGGTGCGCTATCATCTCATCGGCGGCATCACGCAAGCACTCGGCTCATTGATGCTGATGGCTCTTAGCCTCTGGGTATTCAGACTGCTGCTGTCGTGGAAGGTGCGGCACGATGACGCGCATATCCCGCGTGGCTTCGCAATAGTTGCTCTGTGCGGCCTGACAATCGCGTGGGTCTTCATGCTGTTCGATGGCATACAGGAAGCGCTGGCTCCAGAGGGCGCAGCGATCATCAGCCTTTTGCATCATTAGAGTTGATCGAAGTAGGAGATCATGTTGAATAAGCCGTGGTCAATCAATAAGGCCGTAGAACTTTGCAAAAAGATCGAGGCCGTTTGCCCAAAGTATGGCTGTCATGTCGCGCTAACAGGAGGCACGCTATACAAGGATGGGTTCAGGAAGGACTGCGATATCCTGTTCTACCGTATCCGACAAGTCGATGAGATCGACCTAGCCGGCCTCATAAACGCTCTGGCAGGCATCGGATTGGTAAAGATCAGTGGCTTTGGCTGGTGTCACAAGTTCACCTACGAAGGCATGCCAGTCGATGGTTTTATGCCAGAAGCTCCCGATGGTCAGTATGAGACCGAACAGCATCCGACTGAAAGCAAGATCAATCCGCTACCAGCGATTCTGGCCGAAGCAGATATCGAATTTTAGTCCGCAAACGCTAAAGTAGAGGACCGTATGTGCATGATTGATGGTTGCGACGAAGCCTTCAGCGCCTACCGGCCGCCAGAACAGCGTCGTTCGAAGAAAGCGCGCAAGTGTGACGAGTGTCGCCGGGACATCGCTATAGGCGAGCGGTACTGGTCTGCAGCCGGCCTATTCGAGGGGCACTGGGATGCATCGGTAGTCTGCAATCACTGTCATGTAGCCTGCGAATGGCTCAAGGTGAATTGCGGTGGCTGGCTATTCAATGGTGTCTTCGAGGACATCGAACAGCACTGGGATGAGTATCGGCGCATGGATATTGCGCGCCTAGTAGTCGGCATGAAGCACAAGTGGCGCGGCCCGCGAGGCGAACGAGGAATGCCGTTACCGCGTTTGCCAAGGCCGCTGAAGCTAGGCGATGCCCGTGGCTGACTCCGCGAAAGGAAGCGAGTGATGGAACATGATAGGGAGGAAGCAGGAGGCAATCCGCCGCTAGACGCTAGCGACATAGGCGATCAGCATTTCATGCTGGTACGTTATTGGGAAGGGGAGCCAGCTGGGATAGATTACTGGCATCGCTCGCCAAGTGGCGGGTGGTGCAAAGGTTGGATACCTTTTGCAGATTACATTTGGGATCGGATGTTCCAGGCGCAGAAGCTGCGAGGATGGCAAGTTTCACAGCTCGATCCTCTGACGCTCGTGGAATCCTTGCTCTGCCGGGGCTGCGGCGATCACGGGCACATTAGGAACGGGAAGTGGGGACGCGCATAGATTGATTGACTGTGACCGGTCACTATGATATAGTAGGTCCATTCGGAGGTATGTCATGGACATCAGATACACCGCAGAATGGATCGAAAGGCAGCATGTGGATGAGTATGGCGAATGGAATCCTGACGACGATGAGTATCGCGGCATGGATTTCGACACGCTAGAAAAGGCTAAGGTCGCTGCCGTCAAGTACGGTAAGCAGGCTGGCGTCTGTGAATGGGCGCGCGTGACCGTCGAACAATTCAATCCGTCTCTCGGCATCCCTCGACGCGTCGGAGCTGCGTGGGATGTAATCGCGGTATGGCACGGAGATTGGGAAGGAAACTGGGATGAAGAGCGCTGCGCAGCGTAAGCGAGATGAACGCGAACGCAAGGCCAAACAAGGTATTCAACGCTTGGAGTTGTGGCTGCATCCATGCGACGTTCCACGAGTGAAAGCCTACGCCGAACGACTAGTGAAGAAGCGAGCAAAGTCATGACCACACTGAATGAACTATTTGACCGCTACGAGCGCGACCACATCCCCAAGATCGCGCCACGGTCGCAGCGTGATTATCGCCGGCACCTCGATAAGCTGCGCTCCGAGTTCGGCATCTTCGAGCCGTCAGATATCAAGCCGCGTGATGTGGGTCGCCACCTCGACGTACCGAAGGGCCGCATCCACCGCAACAAGCAAATCATGGTGTTGGCACACGTTTTCTCGCTCGCCATTGGGCGCTGGTTTATCGACGGCGTGACCGTCAACCCCTGCGTCAACGTAGCGCGTAACGAGAGCCATCCACGCGACCGCTACGTGGCCGATGAAGAGTACCTAGCTGTCTACCGCCACGCGCCGCTGCGCGTCCAGATGGCCATGGACCTCGCGCTCCTGACAGGCCAACGGCAGGGCGACATACTTCGCTTGAAGTGGGAGCAGATATCCAGCAACGGAATCTTCTTCCAGGCCAGCAAGACCGGCAAGCGCATCATCATTGAGCCGTCAACCTATCTCGGGTACGTGCTGGCTCGCGCTAAGCGTGAGATCAACCGAGGCCCGCAGGAATACGTCATCGAGACGCGCAACGGCAAGCCGTACACCGGAGACGGTTTCCGCGGTAAGTGGCGACGGGCGATGCGCATGGCTATGCGGGCCAAGGCGCTGCAGTCCACTTTCACGTTTCACGATCTGCGCGCGAAGAACATCAGCGATGACCCGTCATTGCAGACGGCCAGTGAACGCGCAATGCACAGCGGGCAGGGACTGACGCGCTCGGTCTACGATCGCGGTGTGCGTCGGGTGAAACCTCTTTATGGATAAGCTATTCGCGCCGGGCCGGCGACGTAGAACGGAGGGGGAATCAGTCGAGAAGGTGAACCCTCACAGTAACAACGGGCACCTCCACTCGGCGGATAGGTCCCGGCCGGTCAACTCTACTTATGGAAGGCAGGTATGAGCGATCAAGTTGGTACGTTGCCAGACCACACTGAAAAGCACTTCGATGCGATCGATGCCGGATTCTTCAGCGGCGATACCTTTCACAACGAAGACGCGCTCAAGCGCTTCGAGTGGTACGTCGCTCGCTGGCAACGCGAGGTCGTGTCCATTCGAGAATTGATGGCCGAGTGGGCGCAGTCAGAGACCGACGGAGGAGCGGAGTAATTGCGTGTCCTCGACCTTTTCAGCGGAATCGGCGGATTCAGTCTCGGACTTGAGCGGGCAGGCATGCGAACCGTCCAGTTCGTCGAGAGCGACACCTTCTGCCAAGCCGTCCTCCGGAGACACTGGCCAGATGTTCCCTGCCACGACGACGTACGAACCTTTGCAGGCGTCCCTTGCGACGTTATCTGCGGAGGATTCCCATGCCAAGACATCAGCGATGCTGGTCCTCGCATTGGAATTGAGGGAGAACGATCCGGTCTGTGGTCGTCCTTTGCACGCCTCATTGGCCAGCTACGACCACGATTCGTCATCGTGGAGAATGTTGCAGCGCTCCTTGATCGAGGTATCGGCACCGTTTTGGGAGACCTTTCCAGAATCGGGTATGACGCGGAATGGTCAATTGTATCGGCGTGCTCCGTGGGCGCTCCACACATGCGACGACGGGTGTTCATTGTGGCCTACCCCGACAGCGAGCATGGACGGCCGCGGGTTTGGTATACCGCTCCACGAGCGTACAGGACGCTACAAGCTCTCGACGGTCCGCAGGGTGCACGCGCTGGTTGGAGAGCACGGCTGGCGAATCCATCCGAACTTTACGGAGGCGCTGATGGGGTTCCATACGGGATGGAGCGAAATCATGCCATTGGAAACTCTCTCGTCCCGCAAATCGTTCAAGCGATCGGGGAAGCGATCATGAGAGCAGCATCCGTTACCAATCAAGCCGACGGAGTAGATGAGCATGGCTGAGTTGGAGAAGTCGCCGCTAATCATTACGCGTGGCGACGGCGTGCCGCTGCCGGACCAGCGCGCCGCTCTGAATGAGTTCAAGCGCCAATGCTTGAAGCCGTCCGATCCGATGTTTGACACTGCAGGCATCAGCAATGAAAACGACGAGTGGTATACGCCGTCGTGGATGTTCGCGGCTCTTGGTGTCGAGTTCGACTTGGACCCTTGTAGTCCTGGGGTGCCTCCATCGAGCGTGCCTGCCAAGCAGCACCTCACCAAAGCCGATAACGGGCTCTCCTACCGGTGGGACGGCTCGGTGTGGCTCAACCCTCCATTCTCGAGCAAACAGGCTTGGTATCAGCGCCTGGTGGCGCACGGCAACGGTATAGCTCTCATGCCGGCACGCACCGAGACGCTAGACCTGCAGGACTACATGCAGCATGCCAGCGCTCTCCTGTTCCTGCGCAGCAGGATCTACTTCGAGCGCGGCTCTAAACCAGGAGGCAGCGGGACCGGTGGCGTAACGACCTGTCCGCCGTTCGGGATTGTGCTGTGCTCCTATGGCGAGCGTATGGCCGAAGTGCTGCTGCAGAGCAAACTCTTGGGCGTCCGGGCGCGCGTGCATGTATGAGATCGCTGCCTGGCATCATTTTGCTGGCTTTCATCCTATGGTGCTTTTGGAAGGCGCGGCAAGAATGACGCATAGCGGCGGCAAACCTCACGAGGTCGGTGACCGTGGTCAGCGCTATGTGGTCAGCGTCTATGACGAGGCGCAGAACAAGCGCATCGATCTGGCGCTTACCAATGACATCAAGCATGCGAGTGAGATGGCGACTGGCGCTGAGTTGAGACCATCGTGGAAATTCGCGTGGGTTACCGACCGATACCCTGCTCTCAATCAAGAAGTAAGCCGTGACGAGTGAGCCGCCATTTCGCGTCAGATCGTTCTGGAGTCCCGATAGGAATCTCCTCATGACGGTGTACGTCACTGAGGATGATATTTCGGTTGCCGACGACAACGGCGATTTGTACGAGCCTACCGGACCAGAGCAAAACATGGCTGAATCAGAGGTGAAGGCCAATGAAGGGTGAGCATTACTTCCGCGAACTTGACCGTGCACACGAGAAGAAAATCGAGAGTACATTGCGGAAACTTGACCGCCTTGCTAAGGCGATACCGGGATGTATCGGCAATGACACGCGGCATCATCGATGGAACATTCACGGCGTGTGTTCGGATTGCGAGGCGACTCGCTGGGGCGCGAAGCCATGATCGAACCAGCGCAAGAGCCGCAGCGCGCTATTTCCTACAACGATCTGGAGGAACAGCGGAACGCTTGGGCGAAGCAATGCAACTATGCTTCGGAGCGCGCGTCGGCGGCCGAAGGCCGTGCTGTTGAGGCTGAGGCTAAGCTTGCAGATCTTGCAATGATGGTTCGTCGGCTGGCCTTAGCGTTGCGTAAGGCGAAGCCATTCAGCCCAATACCTCGACTCGCTGTTGATCTGTTAAAACGTCACGGACTGGAAGGGTCAATTCTTAGGAAGGTGTAATCATGCCTATTTGGAATGGTCCGACGTGGAATTGCCCGCACTGTAAGTGGGTAAATGCCGAAATTCGCGAGGTGTGCCGACACTGCGGCTATGACTCAAACGCAGGAGAATTTCCGTACTACAATCCTCTTCCGCCATATGAGGGTCGTCCAGACCAGTCATCTTCTCGGGAGGAAACAGACGTATGACAACCTTGCAAATCGCAGGTCTGCTTTTATCGGCCTTTTCATTTGGTGCTGGCTTTGGTTATGTCTACGCCAAGTTAGAGACTGCAAAAATGTTTCGTGAGGCATCCACTGCCAGCGCAACTCGGGAGAGCGCGAGTGAGTGATCCACAAAGTTTTGCGTGTCGCCACGACGAGCTGCATTCCGGCGATATTGCGGCAGGCTTCTTTAGGCGCAATCTTGGCGAGACTCCGATGCTGAGTATTTGCGACCACGGCTCGCCAGACGATCCTGAGTTGTGCCTGTACTGGAAAGAGGCAATCGCACTGAGGGACTGGCTTAACCAGGCAATGTCCAACGGTATGCCGAGTCCAGAGTTGCAGGAGATCAGCCGTCTACGAGGGTTAGCCAATGTCTGTCTTGCGAGCAAGCCCACGTCCGGCATGATGCGGCACACTCTGGAGCAGATCGATGGGCTCGCTTCCAGCGCAGAAGCAAAGTCGTGACACGTCAGTACGTAATCGCCGCTCACCCGATCCAGCGCGCTTTGCTGGTCGAGGTGGCCGGCAAAGGCATCGACGATGTCCCATTGCGAGAGATCGCTAAGCGCGTCGGCGAAGCTTCACCGCAGAAGATCAAGCATCATCTCGGACAGATGGTGAAGTACGGGTTTCTGGATATCATCGACGGCCGGTATCGAGTTAGTAAAGCGCTGCGAGGTCGTAGTGGTTGACTACAGCAAAATTGCCTATGGAGCCGTGCATCAGCGCTGCATCGCCGAAGATAGGCGACTGCGAGACATCCTCGCACGAGTGAACGCCTTGAACGACAATCCGGCTCACTATTGCAAAGAGATTGATGACCTGACGCTGCAGTTCGCATCATCCGCATCAACCGTGGACGCGAGTTAATGACTCTCCGATTTTCCAATGAGACCATGCGCCGGCTGATCGATATGCCTGAGCCGGACGGATGCCCAGCCTGCGGGGTTATCGCAGGCACATGTGACAAGTACCCAAACTGCCCAGGAGGCACGCCGATGAGCTATTCGTATTCAGCCAAGAGCTATTCGTATTCAGCCAAGGGGACTACTAAGCAGGACGCACTGAAAGCCGCTGAGGTGGAAATGGACAAGGTTGTTCAGTCACAGCCGATCCATGCCAAGGACCGCGCTCAAGCGCTGGCTAATGTGTCAGCGGCCGTCGCGCTACTGATGGACGACACGACCAAGGATGTGTGCATCAGCGCCAACGGGTCACTAGGATGGGATGGCGATGACTCGCGTATTACCTCGGCGAACATCAATGTCGGCGCGTGGCTGCAGAAGCCCTCCGCCTGATCCATGAGCCCGGTTGCGAGACGGGTTCACTCCCCACGTAGTAGTGAGTGAAAATGGCTGAGCCGTTTATATGGGCTGTACAAGCAAACCTTTTGCGACACTCGCGCGAGGACGTGGCTGTGCAGCTCCGTGAGCTTGGAATACCATTTGTCGGCGTGAACGTCATTCCGTTCTCAGACGAGCTGACTTGGCTATTCGAGGAACCAGCCGGTACGCGGGTCATTCCATACGGCTCCGCAGCGCTGATCAGACGTGCGATGAATCGTCGGTGGAATGGGCTATTCTTTGACGCTGAGCGCTTCCGCGTGGACACGTGGCTCTGGAACCGCAATGACATGCTCAACGATAGAGCCGTCATCCTGACCGCTGGTGATGCATTGGAATGGATTGCAACGCACGGACAGCGCTCATGGCATGTGCGCCCAGTGGAGGACCTAAGGTATTTGCCGGTCTCGTCATGCTGACCAGCGAACTGATAGACTGGCTGGGGAAGGCTGATGGAGGGCCGCAGATATCATCTGGCCTATTCACGCGAGATACCGAGATAGCCATCGCGCCGGCTCAAAACCTCAAGGCTGAATGGCGCTGGATCGTGGTAGGCGGCAAAGTTGTCGATGGCGCGGCTACCAATTGCGTAGTATTCAGCAGCTAACTGATCCGGCCCAAACGATCTCGGACCCTCCGAAATGAGCCTGTTCCAATGCCAGCACTGCGGTTGCAGGGAGAACACGGCGCTCGCCGGCCAGGGCTGCGATGGCTTCGCGGAGACGTTCTACGACTGGACGGGTATTGAGGATCGCCGCGGCAAGAAGCTGTGCAGTGCCTGTGCGCCAACGAAGTACAGCGACGGCACCCCTACCAGCTTCGGCCAGTGGCATGGTCAGTTTGAACGAGTGTTTCTACCGATTGGCGCGTACCGGACAGATCGCCACGGCAATCTGGAGCGTGTCGAAGGTGGAAAGGCATGACCGATACTATCGAGACCACTGAGCGTGTTGCAGAGAAGCAGAATCCGGTCTGGGCCAAGGGCATCCGGGTTCGGTACCTCGACGGAGCCTATTCGATTGAACTGACGCCTAGCGGCACACCGTAAGATTCTCCGCATCCACGAACCTGCGTGCCACTCGCCCGTCCGGCAGCGTGGCATCGATCGCCACCTTCCTGTTTCTCTTCACTGCGACCACCACCGCACTGATGACCTGAGCGGGCCGGCGCGTCAGGCCGACCTTGTAGCGATACCAGCGCACCAGATCGCCGGGCTTCATCTAAGCCGCCATCGCCTGATAGTGGCTCGTGATTCTCGCCACAATCGCCGGCCCCCATAGCGCCAGTTTCGTGAAGATATCCGAGTGCCCGCTGACCGATGGCAGCATCGGGGTGGCGGCGCAGTTGATATTGGTGATGGCAGGATCTTTGCCGACATAGCCGGCGTGCCCCATCTCGCCCCAGTTGGCATCCACAATATGCAACTGCTCCGCGACACGGGCCGCTTCCGTGATCGTGTCACCGCCGTTGTAGTACACGTCGATCCACTTGCATGGCACGGGGCGGATAATGTCCTGCTCGAGTGCGGCGTTGATGAAGACGGCGCCCCCGAACGGGGCGCCGGCGTGCATCAGATCGTACGCAATCGCACAGCCATTGCTGTGTCCGATCACGATGTCGCCGGGCTCGATATAGGGCAGCATTGAACCCACGACAATGGGATTCACGATGCGGCTCTCAACTGCCAGGATGAACCCGTAGTCGGCGTAGCGCACATCAAACCCGGCGCTCTTCAGATACGGGATCAGCAACTCAGGGGCCTGATTGGCCCCCTCGGTGTGGATGCCGTGTAGTAGATGGATACGCATTACTTTGGGAGTTTCCCCTGCAGATCGGTGATCCAGCCGTCCAGCTTGGTATTGACTGCGGTCTGGACCGCGCCGCCCTCAGCGACCGCGAGACCGGGCAATAGAAGTTCCAACTGCCCCAGAAGAGACGTAGAGGCCCCTGGATACTTCAGCGCCCACTGGGCTGGATCTGCCCCCATGTTCACTGAGAACTGCTTGACGGCCTGAAGGGCGGCAATAGCTGTCGGGATAGCGGCGACTTCGATCGGGTTAGGTGTACTCATGGTTTGCCCTCCTGGGGCATGGGTAAAGGGGAATCTGCCTTAGCGGATGCGACAATGGCCTTGGCGTTATCGACGGTATCTGAGATCCACTGTGCTCGAAGGTAGTTGATGATCGATATTCCTAAGTTCAGCCCGAGCACGACTTTCACTGAAAACACACCGCTAATAGCAAGGATGGCTAGTACACCAGCAATAGAATTGGTGATGCGGCTGAACTTGCTACCCATCCACTTGAAGACAATCAGCATGAAATCCCAGAACGTCACAGATGCCCTCCTCTGGTGTGGAAGCCGCTCATGACGCCCGGGAAGAAGATCGACAGCAGCCACAGGACGACCGCCACGATAACGACAATGTTCATGATCTTCTTGATCATGGCGTCCATCGGTAGGTAGGTATTGGCCAGCCACAGCAGAATACCGATGACGATGAGGATGATGACGATGTGAACGATATCCATATGCACCTCTTACGTAATCGACAGCGCCTGCGATACGGGTGTATCGGGCGAACATCCCAGTCCATCGCAAACAAATTTCAAGTACGCGGCGCTGTTGTTTTCGGAAGGAGGCGCAAACTCGTAGATCGCCTGCTGCAGTGTGAGCCCGCGTTGCGCGTATCGCTGCAACTTCTCTTCAAGGTCCGCCCAGCCGTCCTGTGGTGTGTCGATCTTCCCAATCGCGTCAGGGGCGTCAGGATCGTGCTCAGAATGAGGGCTATGGCGCAGATCACCAGGGTTGTTATCGCGAGTAGGAAGCGAACCAGCAATGCCATAACCCTCCTCGTCCGCAATCAGCGCGTCCAGCTTGTCGGGAGCTGCGGCCAACAATACCGACAAGCGACTAGGCATCGCGCTCACTTCTTCCCCTCATTGCGCCCCTGTTCTACGCCCTCAGCTCTGGACGCTTTGCGAGTGGCGTCCAGCAATTCTGTGAGACGAGAGTTGATCTGCATGTGAACCTGCGTGATCTTGTTGCGATTGATCAGCGAGGTCACTACAGCGCCGATCGCCCCGAGCGCGGTCACAAGCTGCATGATGTCGTGAGCGTTCACGGCGTTGTCACATACACGATCTGCATCACGCAGTTGAAGAAAAAGGCTTGCTGCTGGGCGGTGATCGTCGCCGGGTTGTCCTCGTACTGCTCAATGATTCGTTCAAGCACTGCTACCATCTTCGGGTTGACATCTCCATCGGCAATGCCTTTGCGAACCTTGGCGACTGCCTCGTCGCCGATGATGATGATCCCGCCGCCGCCGTTGTCGTTACCGCTCATGCTTGCTCTCCAGTAGTTTCAAACGCACTTCCACGTCGCTCTTGAACGGATTGAAATCGTCGCGCTCGAAGTTCTCTTGATACATCTGCTTCATGCGCTGTTCTCTCTGATCGTTGGAGAACTCTATGATAAGCAGAACCGACAGAGCCATCGACAGGCCGCACACGAGCGCGAGCGCAATAACTGCCACTACCAGCGATGTGGAATTGACTTGCGTGAGCGTGGCCTGCGCGCCCGGGGAAGCACCAGTGCCCTGGCGGATATGAATTGCGCCGGGTGATTCATTGGCAAAGGTGCGTTCTGGTGTTTGATCAGTGTCCGACATCTGACGTCCTTACGATGACGATCTTTCCGGCCAACAACAACTGCATGGTCGTGTCGATCGATTCGACCTTAGCATAGAGCCCCACTCCGCCTACCATTTCGCCCGCGACCAGAATGCTCATGATGGTCAGCAGCCAGTTAGTGAGCTTGCTACTAGATCCATTGTGGACGGTGTTTCCCATGCCGATGACGGCCTGACGCGCGACACGCCTGATGTACTCATCGTAGTCAGCCAAGTCTCCGGGGTCGTCGGGCTGTTTCATGCTGCCGTGGCCGTGCTGGCGGTCTGCTGGCTGATGGTCACAGTCCCGGTCCCGGTCGCGTTGGCATCCACCGTAATGACCCCTGTCACGTAGTTCACTGACACGACAATGGCAGCGGCTGCGTTGGCCCCTCCCGATACGGTTGTGACGACGATGCGATCGCCACCGTTGAAGGAGTAGGAATCAGAAATAGTGCTCATCTGCACCGTGTTCTGGCCGCTTAATACCCCGCCGGCTTTGTTGCTCGCTGGACTGCTGTAGAACACGCCGTGCAGCGATGAGGTGTTTATCGTGCGATTACCGGAGTTGAGCTGTGCGGCTCCCGGATACCACTTGGTGATCGGATTGATGCTGTACTGCACGCCGTTGTACAGGCTATCCACCGTGTTGGTGATGCCGCCGAAGCTCAGTGTCCCGACGGTCTGGCCAGGGAATGCGTAGCACACCTGAGCAGAATTGACGAACGATCCGGCGCTAGAACCTGCCTCGTAGTAAGCGCCCTGATTCTGGCAGTCGAAGTACTGCACGGCCATCGTGACCCCGTTATAGAAGTTTGCACGTACCTTCAGACTACCGATGCTCGCCAGACACTGAATTGCGTAGGTGACGTTGTTGAAGAAGCAGGTTCCGATATCGACATCGTTGAGATTGTTGGCGCCAGAGCCGCCCAGTATGAAGGCGGCGGTCCCGGTCGAGGTGAATTCAAAGTAGACGTTCTTTGCACTCACGGCGGCGACGTTATCGATCGCCACGCTGGACTGATCGCAGTTGAAACCTTCCAACCGGATGCAAACGCCCTGCGGAGTTCCAAGGCTGACGGCAGAGGAGAAGCGCATATCGCCGATGTTCAGCGCATAGTTGGCATTGCCGCCGTAGTTGCCGCCACACACCAGAATGGAGTTGATCGGGAACGTACTCGACGGCGAGTACATCGACATACCGGTGTTGTTGACGCCGAAAGTGCAGTTCTGGAACTGCAAGATGAAGCCACGCACGACGCATCCGAACCCGCACTGTGCCGCCCCGCACTGATCGAGCACGTGGCCGTTGCCATCCACCAGAACACCGATGGTGTTGTTGGCCTTTGCGTTGGCATCGCCCTCGACGAACAGCCCCTTGATGCGAAGGCGGGCGCCCAAATTGCCCGCGAGCGCTGAATTGTGGATCTTTACAGCCGGGCTGGTCGCGGTCCATGAACCAGAACTCTGTCCGCTGTTTGAGACGATCCCGACCGCGTAGAGCTGGCCGTCGCACTGCACGTTCTGATTGAACGTCACGGTCGAGGTGATCTTGTAGCCATTGCCAGGCGTGTAGGGGATGTACAGCGGGAAGTTGATCAGGCCAGCGGCATTCAAAGCCGCCGTATCATCGGTCACGCCATCCCCAACCGCGCCGTACCGCCACACATGGCCATAGATGTACTGCGGGTTGACGACGTTCGTACCGTTTTCACCGATCGCGGTATCGATGGGGTAAGTGACAAAACCGATTATTTGCGGGGTGAGCGCCGCGAGAGCAGCCGCTACTGCGACGGCAAGCGTAGTACCTCCTAAATTGCTCAAAGCCTGCGCCGCAGTACGCGCCGCAGTCCCCCCGTTCGCTATCTCATTCGGCAGATCTGAGAACAGAGCCGCGCGCGCCGCGGGAGTGGTCTGCGCGCTGTTGAACACGCTGTTGGCGAGTACGTCAACGCCATTGAGCCATGCTGCATCGACCACCGGGCCTTGCGTATCGACGTAGTTTTGCAGTGGATTGCCCACCTATCCTCCCGCCGGGATCGTGTCATCAAAACTCAGTACCGTACGCCCCGGGATCATGCAGCCCGGTGTCGCATAGCCTGGTATCGCCGACTGGCCGTTGAAAGAGCAGAAACTGATGTAGATAGACCTGCGAGGCTGCGCCCACGGCACGCTCTGAATATCAGGCACGCCGCGAACGAAGTCTTGAGGGTGGCGAACTTCCCAACAAGTACGGCATCGATACATGCCCTGCCAATGTTTGATCAGCTCCGATGCCTTGTACTTGCGATTGCACATAGAGCACACGGCATTGTAATCACCGGGCGCGTAATAGGTTGAAGCGGTAGGTCCTGACATCAGAACCTCATGCCAGCGGCAAAGCCGTGTTTCTGGAGCAGCGGCAGTTCCTTCTCAAGTCGGCTTCCGATATCGGTTCGCATCATCACGTCACTCGGCCAGTCGAGCGCCTTAGCGACCTCGTAGCAGGCGTCCTGCGCGCCGCTCACCGTGCGCGCGCTGCCGGTGGCGACCAGCACGTAACAGCCAGCCGTGACGATCGCCTGAGCCTGCTTGATTGCGCCGTCGACCAATTTTGGCGCGCTGCCGGCCTTGACCTGTTGAAAGTGGACGTGGCCGTAGTTCTCATCCGTCAGGCCGTAGATCGGGAATCCTTCCCACGTGCCGGCCGGATCGTGACACCACGGATAGTCGCCGTGCGTCAGGACAGCGCCCACTGCCACCTTGGTCGAGACACGCAGCGTGTCCTCGCCGTGCAACAGGTCGTACATCCACTGGATCGGATCGCCCTGTACGACTTCCTGCATGATGCAGGCGGCTGGCCAGCCTAGACGGTTGGTCCATTCCATTGGCCACGGCGTGCCGCGTTTATCGATCATGCAGTTGACGCTGCAACAACCGACATAATTGCACTCGTGCAGATAGTCGGTGATCGGCGCCAGAATCATGTCGAAGAGCTTCGACTGCGTGACGTGGCGCAGGACGGTGCCCTGCTCGCCGGTGTTGCAGCCATAGTCGTCGTTCATCAGTTTCTTGTGCTCGAACGACTCCTCGATCACCTGACTCCAGCCGGCGGGCCCGAACCAGCCGGCAATGCCCATCTCCACGCCCTTGACGCGCTCCTGCATCATCAAGTGGCCCTTGAACTTGCCGTCTGCCTCCCACTTCTGCAGCGTGAAGATCGCCTCATCGGGTGTCGACGCGACGCAGGTCATGGCCTTGTCGGCCTCCCCTCCCCACGGCTTCATTGCATACGCCTGTCCTGTATCGACGATCAGGTCAATGGCCTCCTGCGCGGACTCGACGACCTGGTAGGGGATGGTCTCGATACCGGCCGCGGCGAGCACTTCCTGCCCCTTGGCTCGGTCGAGTTCCAGTTCGGCGGCCTTGGCGTTGGCGCCAAAGATCGGATACCCGCGCCCGAAGTACTCGGCGAGCTTGCCGGCGTAGGTCGCATTGCCGGTGAGCACGATGAGTTCCGCCCAGTCCATTTCCGCTTCCCAGTCATCGACCTTTTCGATCAGGCCGTCGCCGTAGGGCTTGGTCGTCGGCAGCGCGTACTTGACCTCGTGTCCTGCCTCGTGCGAGCGCATGGCCAGATCCAGACCCATCCCTTCCGCGTCGTTGTCGAGTAGAAGCACTTTCATTGCTCCTGCTCGCTTTCTGCTAACGCTTCAGCGCCCTGCATCGCTGCGCCCCTTGTCGTGGCACCAGCGGCCTTTCCTGTCGCCTTGGCGGCGGCGCCAGTGGCTTTGGTGACGGCTTTGCTGACAGCGCCAGGAGGGGATTTGCGCAGATCGTTGATCATCGCCTTCTGCGCGCCCTCAGTGCGCAGTGACCAGCGCGATATCGGGCGCGCGAGCGACAGGCCAGCGACCGCCGGGTGACCACTGACGATGCCGGAGCCGCCAAGCAGGTAATCGACCGCGCTCCACACGCCTGATTCACCCTTTGGCGTGACAGCTTTGACCGCATCGGGGAAGTTTTTGGCGGTGACCGCAATGGTGCGCAGCGAATCGCTCAGCGGCACGCCCTTATCGAGCATGCGCTTGAAATCCTCAGCCACGATGTGCCCGCCGGCGCCGATGGCGTCCTCCACCACTCCGATCTTGGCCAACTGCTCGCGCGCCGCACGAAGCTGTTTGACCAGTGGCGCCTCGGTTGGAGCCGCGCCCTTGACGAATCCGCCGGCCTGACGCGACTGCGCGAACCGGTCGATGCGCGCCTCCAGCGCATTGGCGATCCCGCGCTGCGTGTAGCCCAGAGCGTTGGCAGAGGGGTTGTACTGCTTCAGGTTGTCGCGAGAGAGTTTGCGCAGCATGCGGATCTCGTCCAGCGCCTCGCCCGCGGCGAACTCCTTCTGCAGGTAGGGTGCCTTCTCCGCGTCGATCTCAGGAAAGCGTGATCCACCGAAACTGCCGCCGCGAGAAGCGAAGCGCCCGCCTGCGTTACCGATGTCGGCCGCGTACTGTGCGTCGGCCGGAATCTTGCCCAAGGTGCGCACCACTTCGTACGGCTTGTAAGCCTCGGTTTTGAGCTTCTCCAGCGCCTCTTCGGTCAGTTCCTCGTTCGGGTGCAGTCCGATAGCAAGTTTTGCCAACCGATCGATCACTGGCGCGTTCTCTTTCGAGAACTCGGCATCCACCTTTGGCCCTCCGCCCATCGTCTGCAGCGCCTTGCGAATCGGGCCGCCGACGTACTTGGGCGGCAACTTGATCCCTGCAACGTAGGCGTCCTCTGCCGCCTTGGTCGTCACGCGCGATAGGCCGGCCTGCTCGACGACGTGCTGCACCACCTTCTCTGCGCCCTTTTCGGCGGATTTTGCGAGTCCAGTGGCACCCGTCACCAGCATGCCGCCGGCTTCCTGCACCGCGCGCGCCCCCTTTGACGCTGGCGGAGGCAGCGCGCTGTCGAGTTGACGATTCCAGAAACTGGAAGGCAGTTCGATGTCGGCTTCCTTGATGCCGGCGGCCTTGTCGATGGCCCCGCCGACGGCGTTGGCGCCTTGCACCGCCATGTCAGGAATGAAGGTCGCCGCACCGATCGCGCCCTTGCCGAGCATGCGGCCGGCGCCTGATGCCATCTCTCGCGCGCGATCTTTCAGGGACGAGGGGGCTGGCTTTGACTCAGATGTCGATGTCTTCGGCTTCCCGACCTGCGGGAAATTCTTCTGGATCGCAGCCGCCATTTCCGGCTGACTCATGCTGTCAGGGAACTGGAGCGTGCCGACGCCAGGGACTTCGACGTTCTGCGTCACTTGAATGTCCCGGTGGCAGGATCGTATGTCAGCGTCTTACCGCCACCGCCTGACGCCGACTTATCCTTGTCGGTCAAATCACGGATACTCTCCTCTACACCTCTCTTTGATGCCTCGATGCCGTTTGTCACAAGGCGTCGAATGCGTTTCATCTGGTCCTTTGTGATGATGTCGGGTACTACCTTGTCAGCTTCATCTCGCGCTTTGTCAGTCGTGAGTCCGCCTTTTGAAAGGACGATTGCATACTCCGCTCTAAGTTCTGTCACTGCTCCCTTGTACGAAGTTAGAGCAGGATCAGACAGTTCGTCCTTGCCCCATTTTTCAAACTGCCCAGCTCGCTTGAGGTTGTCGAAATCGACTTCGTTGACAGCTTGCTCCGCTTGATCCAAGAACCCTCCAGGCTTGGTGATTGATTTCTCAACAGGCAAAATCGCGGCTTCACGACGCGCCAAAACGCTGCCCTCGGTCTTGGAGACCGCCATCGATATCGAACCGTCTTTCACGCCTTGCGCGATTTCATCCGGCGTCATGTCAGGGTGCTTTCGCATCAGCCCGTCGAGCGCTGCGTTCTGCGTGTCCTTGTTGCGCAGACCCGTCGGCAGCGTCACGCCAGCATCTGCGAATGCGGCCAACAGATCGCCTCGCGCGGCAAGAGTTGCCGCATCGCCGACCTTCTTCAGATTTTCGGCGCGCGCCTCGTGCTCCTTGGTCTCTGCAGCCTTCAGCGCCGGCTCGAAGGCGGCCGACTTGGCGTTGGCCTCTTCCAACTTGGCCTGCGACTGCTTTTGCGCCAACTCCGCCTTGTCCTTGGCGCTGGTCACAAGATCCTTGAGTTTCGTTATCAACTCGGGGCTGTACTGCATCTTCTCCCACGGCGCGCTCGTGTCGCCCGTGGCCATCTGATAGATGCCGATCGCTTGGCGAAAGCTGCGCTCGTCATGCACGTCCTGCAGCAAGTTTGCCGCCGTCGTTGCGCGATGGAACTGCGCGTCGGCTGTCTGCTTGGCGATCTCGCCCTGATTCTTCTGCAGTGTCGATGCCTTATCGGCCATCTCCGCCGCGGCCACCGGCTGCCCGCTCTCGGCGTACGCATCGGCGTAGTCGTACAACTGCTGCGCCTGTTTGTCCGCTGGCGACATGTCTGGCTGCTGACCAGACTGAGCTTGGCGCTGCGCCTTCTTCTGCTCGATCGCCTGCAGAACCTTCGCCTGCTGATCCATCGTCTGCTTGGTCTGCTTGATGACTAAGCCTTGCTCTTCGATCTTCTGGGCGCCTTCGGCCATCTGCATCTGGAAGAGCTGCGTCGCCTGCTGCTGCTGCTGCGCTTGCTGTTGGCCGGATTGAAAGCCCCAGAGGTCTGTCATGGGATGAACCCTTCGCTAAATACGCCACCGGCGGTAGCGTCATTTACTGCCGCAGGAGCACCGCCACCCCCGCCAAAGAATGACAGCAGTCCTCCCCCTCCCGGATTTTGAGCAGACGCATATCCGAGCGATGCCAGCACGCCGCCGAGCTGATTGAATCCAGCGTTGTTGGCACCAGATGCCGCGCTCAACGCTGATGCTGGACTTGATGCCGTCTGCGTACCAGACATGCTGGCCAGCAACTGCTCCTGCGACAACAGCGCCCCTCCTGCTTGCGACTGGCCGTACTGCTCCAGCGCAGCCGCTTCATTCCCGGAACCTAAATACCCTTGCGCTGCCATCGTGCGCGACACGCCAGTCAGACCCTGATTGAGTTGTCCCTGGAATATCGGATTGCTCAGGAATGCGCCGGGGTTCTGCATCAACTGCTGCAACTGCTGATAGGACTGCATCTGCTCGCCTTGCGTGTTCTGTGCGAGCCCCAGCGCTTGGCCTGAGATCCCCTGTTGCTGACTGGATTCATACAGCCCCGCGCCGATACCCGCGATGCCCACGCCAATGGCTGTTGCGATGCCGGTCATACCGATTCCGTGAGCAACAGTTGCTCGGCGACTTGCTTGCCCCTCAACATAACCGACTCAGCGCTCTCGAAGATGTCGTCTTCAAGCCCCTGCACGTCGCGCAGTTCGTCAGGATTTGGATGCACGGTCTGAGCAACCACATCGCTCAGCGTGTAGGCCACGGTCTGATAACCGGGTTTGGTCAGCATCTCAGTCGGTGCTTCCTTCAACTGCTTGCCAGCCTCCTCGATCAAAAACGCCTTGCCGGAAATCAGTTTGACGATGTGTCCGTACCGATGTACTCGACCGATGAATAGTTGCCCCTTTGGAATGAACATCGTGCGGATGTAGTTGCCGTGCTCGAAGAAGTGTGTGACCGGACACACTTCACTCGCCTTCGGATCGTGCAACTTGTACGCCAGATAGGCGAGCTTCTGTGCCCACGTCAGTCCCTTCATCCTTGAGCAGTCGGCCAGCTCCAGCAGTGACGGCGGCGTACACGGCGTGTACATCTTCTGCATGAATTCCGCTACGGCCTTCGCGGCTTTCGGCGGCATGCTTAAATCTACTGCACCCATATGCCCCTCACGTCGCCGCCGTCTGCGCCACGACGACGCCGTTCTTAAACGTGATCGATCCTTCCGTCCCGCCGCCCGTCAGTTTGGCTGTCGCGATCGTGCCAGTGAACCCTGCGCCCAACGTGGCGTTGAGTTTCGCTGTCAACTGCAGCAGCCAATTCAGAAAGTAGGTTGATGGCGTGCGGTTCTCATCAACTATCGGCGTGATCTTCTGCAGTGGTGCGAATAGATTCACAGCGTCCCCAGATCCATGCTCAGGTCCACGTTCTCGACACGAAAGGGCGTGGCGACCGGATGGCGAAAGTGAAACGCGCGGCGCTCGAAACTGCCGCAATCAGTGATGTACGGGCGCTTGATCGATAGGTCGAAGCGACGAAAGTTGCTCCATGTCTGATAATCATCGTCACTGACACGCAGCAGCAGATAGCTCCCCGCCTGCTGATCCCCATCGATCCACATCTGGTACAGCGACTTCGATCGATTAACATCGGCATCGAAGTTGGGCGTATAGATGTCCACCGGACAGATCTCCCCTGAGTCCGAAGGATAGGTATCGTCGTCTCCCAAATAGGTGATGCCGCCGCTCGTCAGGTTCTGCACCAAATAGTTGCCGGCCATATCGGTCGCCAGTGACACCACCGGCCAGTAATTGCCATTCGCATCGGTCCACTGGTACCACAGGTTCTGCCCGATGTCGTACACCAGCGTCAGATTCACGCCCAGCATCGTCAAGCCGTAGTAGCTGTGGCCAGCAAACTGAAACGCGAATGACTCCCAGCCGGTGTTGTTCTGCGCCAGCAGCCGATCGATTGCAGGCGTGGACACGATCTTCGGGCTCAGGTTTTCCAGACGAATAACTTGCGGTGAGGTCGGATTGCCGGAGCCGCTGTTCTGTTGTGTCACCCAGAACAGCACGCCGTTCAACTCCTGTAGGGTCTCGGCATCGACACAGCCATAGTTGAGCAACGCGCCTTGTACCAGGCCCAATGGATTGCCGATCGGATTGCCGGCATCGTAGAAAAACTCCGTTGTCCACTGCTTGATAGCCACGACGTACACCAACTGCTTCGCTAAGACGATGCCGCCATCTGGCTCAGCGTTGGCCGGAAGATTGCCCAGCGGGTTCCACGCGGTCGGATCGTTAAGATTGGTCGTGCTATAGATGATCCCTTTGTTGTCCATGACGTATCCGGTGCCATCCAGGCACACGATTCCAGGCACGGCAGTGGCCGGAAAGTTTGGATCCGTGATCGCTGTGATGGTGTTGCCGTCGGTGTAATACGTGATGCCCTGACCGGCACCGAAAACCAGCAAGGGAGGCGAGGCCTGAAACGGTTGGAATCGCACCCGCCCGCCTTGAAGCTGTGGGGCCGACCCCAACAACACGATGTGCAGCCCGCCGCCATGCGGGCCCAATCCTGCAATGATGAAATATAGGTTCGTGCCACTGACTACGGCGACCTTCTGATCAGTAACTCCAACGTTCCAGAAGTACATTCCGCGGCCATCTGGCACCGTCTCATAGACTTGCGCTGACAGCCCCACGCGCTTCTCGATCGTGTAGCCGCCGTCGATCTGATCGCGCTCGGCAAAGGCATTGACCAGGCGCGAGTCTTTTTGAAACTTCGAGTTTCGGTTCGACGGCTGCGTGATCAGCGGCAGGCGCTTCGGCAGTTCTACGGTTTGTGCTTGGGCGGCGGGCATCAGCGAAACATCCCCGTGCTAGTGCCAGCGCGAATGTCGGGCTGGAAGATCGTGCTGGCATCCTCCACGTCCCAGTTATTCAACGCGTCGAAGTACGTCATCGCCTTCTTGGCGCACCGATCCTGCACCGCCTGCGGCGCTCCGGTGCTCATCTCATCGGCAACGGCCCACACCAGAAACAGCCGCCACTCGTTCGGAAAGTTCATGTCGTCTGTCAGATTGACGAAGTTCGTGACCTGCTGCTGAATGAGCACATGCGCTACGCCCGTCGCGGCCTGCGCATCCGGTACCAGCCAGAAAGTCACGACCAGTTGCGACTGCTGTTTGTCGGGGAACAGTTGATTGATCGGTCCCTGCTGCGTTGGATTGGACAGGCGCAGATAGTCATCGCGCGACAGCAGCGGGCTGAGCGGCCGGCGGATGTTGTTGACGTCCAGGTAGTAGCAGCTATCCAGCACCCGCATGGGCTTGGCCATGTTGACGCTGCCGCCAGGGCCTATCGAATACGAGCCCTGACCTGCGACCAGCGGAATCGGCAGATCAAACTGCAGCCACAGTTTCAGGCCCTGCGTCTGCGTAACATTGATGATGTCGTTCAGGCGGCGCTGCCCGTCGGCGAGCAACTCCGAATCAGGCTCACTCCCGCGCTGCAGCTTCCCGGCTTCTCGCAGGCCGTCGCACAGGATCGAATAACCTGAATTTGGGTTGGCGGCCATCAGCGGATAGACCTTTTCCTGAGCCGGCAGTCCCTAATAAACCACCACTCCCAAACGGCGACGCAGATAGGCCGCACCAGAAATTCATACGCAAGGATGACGAGCACGAGCCACGCACGAGATGCCATCCTCGTGTCGAACGCATCGCCTACGTATGGGTAACTCATATCAGCGCTTGTAGAGCTTGATCATCTCAAGCAGGATCGTGAAATTCTGCTTCGGCATGCCGGCGTCCTCGCCCGTGCCGTAGCCGGTGGTGTAGAGATTGATGTTGCCGTTGTAGCCAGGATTTGCCTGATTCGGCTGCAACGGGCCGATCACCTCGAAACTCTCGCGCCCGCGACCGGCAATGGCGAAAATCGGCTGATCGTTGAGCCCGGCCCACGTCAACTGCACCTCCAGCCCATCGCCCACCGAGTGCCACAAGTGCTTCACCGCGAAGCCGCAGAAGATCAGTCCCTGCGGCTCGTTGTTGGTGAAGTCACCCAATGCCACAGCGGGCGTCAACACTGCATCCGAGGTGTCGAGCACCCCGGTGATCTTGATGACCGCGTTTCGGAACCCATCATTTTGTATCTGATATGAGAACTGGTTGGCCATTTGGGTGCGCCCCTTATTGTCCGGACACCCGCTCGGCGTATCCCATCTCGAACTCCGCCGCGAAGGTTCCGGCGTTGGCCGTACCGAACAGATCCAGTTGCAGGTTCCAGCCAGGCGCCAGCCCCATCGGACCGCACGGCACAGTGACCCACTTAAGTCCGGTGGCCCCGAGCTGATTGGTCGGCATCGAGTTGTCGCCGAACGTGAAGGTCCACACGTTCTTCGCGACCGGGATCGCCCCTTCAATCAGCCCGCTGTAGAGCAACCGCCCGGTGGTCGGATCGGATGCGAGCGTCACCAGTGCGCCAGCGTGAATGATCGCGCCGGAGTTGTTCGGGAACGCCGTGTTGACGTTCTGCGGCGTGATCGCGCTGCCGCCGCTGGTGTACTTCGCAGTCAGCGCATCGACACGAATGGTGTAGCAGTAGTCCGTCGCCGATGTGAAGGTCGCGCCCGTGCACTTGATCTTCAGGTACTTGAGATAAATGGTTTTCGACGTGGGGCCAGCGACCGGGTTGCCGTTGGTGATGAGCAGAAACGGATTGACCTGCGCGCCCGCGGCGCCATCGGCCACAAGCGATGCGGTGCCGGTGATGCCGGTCAGCGGCGTCGGTGAGCAGGCCGTGAAGTAGCTGCCCTCATCGGTCAGGGCCTGATCGGTCACCCAAAGGTTGGAGACCTTCTGCGCATTGGCAGACGGGAAATTGACATTCGCCATGTTCGTGAACTCCTGTTAGACCGCGGCCGGGTTGATGAGGCCGCTCTTGTCCGCGGCGGCTGTGATCGGGCAGTAGTTCTGGTTAAAGGCCAGACCCGTGCCGGTGTTGATCCAGATCTGCGCCGTGCCGTTCAGACTGAAGATTCGGTTATCGTTGCACTGCCCGGTCCATCCGGTGCCCGAAGTGCTGATCGCAACTCCGCTGGTCGTCGATGTGTTTGGCCGGTTGATGTAGTTTCGGCTGAACTCGAACTGCGTCAGGCTATTCGCGCCCGTGGCCAGCATCGCCGCGGTGTTGTTGAGCACCGCCCAGTTGCCGTAGTTGTCAGTTATCGTCCAGCGATCCTGACCGGCCCCGGCCACCAGTGCGGTCGTCGCCGCAGTGGTACCCAGACTCTTGATGCGATTGCCGACGAAGCGGAACCCATCGCAGGTATTCGCCGCGCCGCTATCGGTGAAGATGGTCAGCAGATTGAGCGAGGAGGCCAGGTCCCGAAACTCGCAGTACTCGATATCAAAGTCGTTGGTGCAGCCCACGATCGTGCCCGATGCCACGGTCTGCGTGAAGCTGATCAGGTAGGTGCCCACGCCACCCGTAGTGCCGGTGAGCTGCGAGTAGATGAACGTTCCAGGAATCAGGCCCGATGTCGCCGACTTCAGGCTCATCCCCGGATACAGCGTGCCGCTGCCAATCACCGTCACCGTCATGATGGCCGAATTGCTGTTGGTCACTGGGGCAATCGAGGCCGTCACGCTCGCGGTCACCGCGGTGAAGGCTGATGCCACGGCGGCAAAGTTGCACTTGAACAGCACGTTTTGAATCGAGATGTTCGAGGCCTGCAGCAGCAGATTGGCCGTGGCCGCCGTGCCGAAAGTGATCGTCGGGCGGTTGTCTCCTGTGCCCAGTCCGATGATCGCCACACCGTTGATGTTCAGCGCCAGCGCCGTGCCGCCCGCTCCAATCGGCTGCGTGGTCAGGCCCGCCCCCGTGATCGTCTCGCGGTGCCCGGGCTTCAAAAAGATGATGTCGCCGTTGCCCTGCGCGCAGAACTTCAATGCCTGCGCGATCGATGCAAAGGGCCTGTTATAGGTTCCCTTGCCGGGGGTCGAGTTCAACGTGATACTCGAACTGCCATCAGAGCCCGGAGCGATTCCAGGCAAGTTTGGCACCACCGGGCCGTTATCGACCCAGAAAACATTTCCCGTCTGGGTCTGCAGGATCGGCATCCCGCGCACCATCAACCCGGCGGAAAAGCCCGCCGGGAAGTTGGTCATCAGATTGTTCTGTGAAGTCGGCATTCGTCACTCCTAAAAAGGGCCGGCTTTGAACCCGGCAGTGTTGTCCTCTAGTGAATCTTCAGATCACTGCTACGGCCCGTTTGACCCAAGGATGCTCCGTGGGTCAGTGGCACCGACGCTGCACCGAAAGTACGTGGCCGCTGCCGCGTTCTTCGTATCGAACTCGTTATCGGTGCTGAACTCCGGCCGATCGCGCCAGAACTGCTGCATCCCGTTGAGGCAGTTGGTTCGCACAAACCACGCATTCGGCAGCGTGAAGTAGTGATTCAACTTGATCCCATTCGGGAACGCATTGGTCGCCTTCAGCACGTTGAGCGCGTTGTTGCTGTTGTCGCTCGACAGCACGCTCTTGAGGATGCGGTTCGCGTTGAACCACTGCTGACGCGCCACATGCAGCGACATAGGCATGATCGACACGTAGAGCTGTCGGTCGGTCTGCAGGCCCATCGCCTGAATGCAGATGTCCTCCAGTGCCGCCTCGCTCAAGTCCGCCGGGCTCAGTGCATTGGAATACGTGCCGCCCGTGGCGTTGATCTGGGAGGTAGAGCACAGCGTCGCGCCAGTGGCAAACGTGAACACGTTGCCGGTGAACGCATCGTTGTACACCGCCGCAGCGATGTTCTCGATGGTCTGCTGGATTGAGAACGCATTGGCTTTTGCTCGACGCATGGAGATGACTTCATATAGGTTGTCCTTCATCTCCTCGTAGGTGACCTTGTAGCCCAGCGCGTACGCGATGTGCGTGTAGCGCTGCACCGGTCCCTGGATCTCGCTGTCGTAGGAGACAGAATCTCCTTCGGGCTTCACGCTCGCAAGTCCAAATCCTGTGACCTGCACGTCCTCCTCATAGGACTGACCTGATTCGAGCTGATCGAAAAGGTCCGTGTATTCGGTCGCGTGTTCCGCGTAAATCTGCCCCCAGAACGCATGCACACCCGGCCAAAGTGCCTTTGGGTGTGCGCCTGTGGTGATGATGCCGCCTGCCATGTTGATTGCTCCTTAAACGCCGAGAACGGCGGCGCGGTAATAGTGGTTCTGTAGCAAGCAAAGCCACTTTGCGTACAGGCCGTAAGCGTTCCAGGTCCCGCTCGAGTTGTCGTAGCGCTGCACCAGTCCGAGCAGTCGCAGATTGAAGCTCACTGTCGTGGCAGCCGCGGTGCCGTTGTCCAGAAACGCACCCGACAAGCTCACCCCTGTCGCTGGAGCGGCGAGCGCGAAGTTCGCGTTCTTGCTGGTCGCCGATACGGTGAACGGAGTGCCGGTACCCTGCTCCTGAATCTCGAAGATGATGTTTGGATCATCGGCAACGAGCGCGTAGTACGGCACGGTCTTGGTTGCCGGCGCGTTCACCACGCTCAGATTGCTGGGAGCGATGTAGGGTCCGCCGCGCGGGTTGGTGCCCACGGCGAGAATCACGCCCACGTTTGGCGCGCCGACCGCTCCAACGGTGAGGGTCTG